CCTGGCAGCGCATCTTCAGGTGCGGGGCCGGGCAGCCAAATGACGGGCGTATCGCTGCCTGGTGCCGCGCCTTAACACATTGCCCTGGAAGCGGCGGCGATCATCAAGTGCGGCTTGCCTCGATGCCTCCATTCAAAAAGGCCAGGAAGCCTCCGGCTTCCCCTCTTCAGTAACACATTCTTTCGTAGATCGATGCCGTGCCGCACATCCGCAGTTGACCCGGATGGTTGCGTTAAGGCGCCAAAGTTTTGCCAAATAGTAAATATTGGATGCTACGATAGTCGAATCGCCAAGGAGGATATATGGGATTCGCCAATAAATTTGTAGCGTCGTTGCGTTCGTCAAACTTGAGGGATGACGCGTTTCATCACGGATTGGACGTGATCGCGGCTGCTGCGCTGGCGGGCGACCTCGGTGCTTTGCTTTGTCGCGTGAAATACGCGGATGTCCTTGTCGACAGCCAATCCGATGGCAACGGCGGTAACCTGGTGCAATTGCTGCGGATATGGACGGCTGCGGTGACGGCAAAGGGCCAGGCGCGCCGCTGGGTCAGGATCAATTCCGAACGCGATATCTGCACGGCGCAGGCCCTGTATAAGCGGGTTGCCCATGCGTCGCTGGCATATTGGCTCGATGACAGGTGCAAGCCATGCAAGGGCACCGGCATGTCGCCCACACGTTTGCGCGATTGCACGGCATGCACGGGCACGGGCACGGGCAAGGCCGAGGTGGAGTGTGCCGGCGGTTTTGAGCGCGAGCGTATCAAGGATATGGTCAGCGAGCTTGCCGCCACGGTCGCCCGCCATGCGGAGCGCTCCAGGCGTCGTTTGCGCTAGCGGCGCTGCATGGCGCCGGCAGAAATGGGCATATAAATTCCGCAAACTGTGTTTATGTACAGTGTTTTTGTGTTAAGATATGCGCATTGCATTTCAGTAAAAGTTCTTCCGGTACCCCGCGCCGCGCATGCAGCGCCGATAGCTGGAACAGATGAGCGTAAGCGGGCGGCACAGGAGCTGCTCACCCCACGCCTGCCAGTTGCTCTTGCCTGCAGTGCGGAGTGCACAAGTGGCTGAGCGATCGCTCGCTGGTTGTTTTATTTATTTTATATTTTGTTTTCTCCGTCTTCATTTGAGCAGGGCCCGCTTCGGCGGGCTTTTTTATTGCCGCAACGATAAGCGGCGCACGGCCGGAAGGCTGGCCATTGGGCGTCATGCCCGGAAAGAGAGACCATGCCGTTCAAATTCAACGCAGACGGAAGTATTGCAACGACGGGCGAGGGGCGTGCCAAGCGCCCGATCTTTATCTATCCCGATGGCCGGGAAGCCGCCTTTGATGCCGATGCGGCCGTCGCCGCCATCGGCAGGCTCAATCGTGAAGCCCAAGGGCAGCGCGAAGCGAAGGAGGCGGCGCAGCGGCGCCTGAAGGAGGGCGCCGGCGCCGTGCCGGCTTGACGCGGGCGTGCCTGGCCCGTTTGTACGTTTTTTATGGAAGGTTCCGGGAGCGAGGGTGCCCGGATGGGTGCTGGTGTCATGGGCTGGATGGCCCGTCTGTATTTCACTTTGATAAAACTGACATGAAAGGCTATATACCATGAGCAATAATACTATCAACGCGATGCCGTCGCGTCTCATGCCCGAAAGGCTCGCGCCGCTTTTTCAGGCGGGGGAGGGGCGGACGCTCGCCTGCGGCCAGCCTACGGGCATCTTGCGCGGCCTCAGGAATGCCGGCCGCATGGTCGCCAATTTTACCAGTGGCGTGTGGACCGTCGCCGGCGGCACTCCCGTGCTGACCCAGGGCTACACCGGTTATGATGCGGCTGGCAATGCTGTCGGCATCACCAGCCGTACCGGCCAGACGGAGCTGCTGCGCTGGTCTCCGACGGTCAATGTGACGCATGAAATCAAATTGGCAAACTTTGCCGTCTCCGCGCGCGTCAAGGAGCTGAAAGGCAAAATCGGCCTGTGGGTTTACGTTGACAACCTGCCCGGTTATGAGCCCGGCGGAACCCCTGCCGGCTCCATCGGTTTCACATTGACGACCGATGCCGCCGGCTCGAATGCGAATGCGCTGACGGTGGGGTTCAACTCGAACCAGGTGCGCGAGGGCTGGAATTTCCTCAAATTCGTCATGCGCGACCCGAACGCTTATATCAGCGGTTCCGGCGTCACCGAATATCATCCCTTCGGTGTGCTCGGCGGTTCCTATCGCACCGGCGCGGCGGCAAACATCAAGGATGCGGCCATTACCGGCATGAAAATCGACATGTCGAACATGGCCGGGGCGGATGTGTATTTCGATTCCATCTGGACGGATTTCGACACGCAGGCGCAGATCGTGCTCGGCACCGATTCCGTCGGCGCTGACATGGCCAGCTATTATCTGCCCATTTTCGATTCCTACAAATGGAAGGGCTATGTCGCGGTGCCGAAGCGCATTTGGCTGAATGGCGACAAGGTGGTGAGCGACTGGAGCGGCGTCAATCCGTTCTTGCAAGTCGCCTATGACGCCGGCTGGGAGTGCATCAACCACACGACCAATCACCTGGGCGGCGCCGACGCCATGAGTACCATCACGTCGCCCGGCGCCCTGCTGTATGAAGTGCTTCCGGTGACGGCTTTGTATCTGAACTCCGGCATGACACGCGGCCTGGAATTCTATGCTTCGCCGCAATCGTCGAGCAGCCGCCTGTCAGAAAAGATCATCAAGGGAACGGGCATCAAGATGCAGCGCCACGCGCGCAAGATCAATGTGAGCGTGACGCCGTTTGGCATCGATAACCCGCATCACGTTGGCGCATGTGATTGGGGAAGCGCGACGGCCAGCGGGATTGCCAAGGTGACCGGCGGTGTCACCGGGCATATCCCCGGCTGGCAAAAAGCATCGCAGATCAAGCGCATGGCTGATGTGATCGTTGCCTATGGCGATACCTGGTTTCCCTTCTGGCATGGCGTCACCGCACTGGGCGATACGGGCAGCGGCGAGGATGCCACCGGCGACAACTTGCTGTTGACCAAGTCGGCATTTGAAAAATCGTGCGAGTACATTCGCCAGTTGCAACTGGCGGACAGCTTGCGTTTTTGTGATGGTTTTACGGGCTTTTATTACGGGACGGGACAATAATGAATATCCATGACATCGAATGGCGCAGCTATTGCTGCGGCGACGCCTGCCAGTATGCGGAAGTGGCAACCGAAGCGGGCTTTCTGCAGGTGAAAACCAGCCACGAAGCGGCGGACTCATCCTATATGGTCAGGCGCTATGGCAAGGATCGCATGCCGCTGGATGCGGACTATGTCCCCATGACCGTTGCCGAGCTTGAGGGCGAATTGCAGCGCGCATAAATCCACGTCGCCGGTCGCGGCCGCAGCCGAGCCTGGCGACCGGCCCGGCAGTACTGCAGGCCCTGTGTTGTATGGCGCATCAACGACAAATCCGCTCCGGCGGGTTTGTCTGTTCGTCACGCCGGATCCTGTTTGCAGCCTTGCAAAACGCCGTTGTGACACGGCAGGCATGCTGCTGCGGCCTGCGGTGGCATACGGATAAAACAGCATATGATCTGCCTGCCTGTCCTCTCATGCCTGCGGCAACGCCGCTGGAGCAGTGGAAGTTTGCCGAAGTTCAAGACAAAGTTCCTGGATTTCTGTATAACTTGCTTTCAGTCGCCTTAAGCAAGCATCCATGCGGGTTCCAGTCGTTTTACCGTTTGCATGGGCGAAACGTGGGCGAAAATCTAAGCGACCCCGGCCTTTAATCCATCGGTCATTTTGCAGTATTGATCAGGCAATACGCCGCCTTCCTGTTCCACCCAGCGGCCGTAAGTCCTGGTGATCATAGTCGTATCGGTATGGCCCATTTGTTTCGCCACGTACATCGCGTTGGCGCCCGTCGAGAGCAGCGTCGATGCAAATGTGTGCCTTGTTTGATACGGGTTCCGGTAGCGCACCTGGGCCTTCTTGATCATTGCCGCCCAGAAGAGGCTCAGGCGCTGCGTGTTGTCCCATCCCTGGCCGGTGGCCGGATCAAGGAACACCAGGCCGCCAGCGAGGAAGCTATGTTGTTTCTGCGCAACCAGTGCCTCTACTGCGCCGCGCCGCAAGTCGACCAGGCGCCGGCCGGCACGAGTCTTCAATTCCTCTCGCGACTCGCCCATCACGCGCGAACGTTCCACCTTTGCCTTGAATCCGGCCCAGTCGATCGATTCCCAGCGTAGCGCGATGTATTCGCTTGGGCGCATGCCCGTGTAGAAGGCAAACTGAAAGACGTTCCTGGCCTGGCCCTGAGCAGCCCCGAGGATGGCCGCAATCTCCTGCGCGGAAAAAGGATCCACTTCGTATTCGGCCTTGTACGCATCACGATCTAATGTTTTCTGCAACTTTACTCGGTCAAGCGGATTGCTATCAATCAGGTCGTCGTTTATCGCCAGCTCCAGCGCGCCCCGCAGTGGGATGAGAACTTGTCGGACCGAGGTGGCTTTCAGCGACAGATCGACAATCCAGGTGCGCAGTGCCGCCGGCGTAAGGTCGGTAAGCAGGGTGTCGCCCCATTGACCCAGCAGTACTTTGTTGAGCACGCGCTTGTAGCTTTTCAATGTGCTGGGCGCGAGGATGCGCTCGTAGATGTCGAACTGCTGTTTAAGCAGGTCGCCAACGGTGACATCCTTGCCCCGAGGCTGTAAGCCGAACTTCTTCAACTGCGTCGACTCGGGGAAGTACTTCGCATAGCTGAAATTGCCCAGCGCAATTGCGTTCAGGATCTCGCCGCGCAGCCGCTCGGCGTATTTGATGTTTGCCTTGCTGTGCGCGAGCTTCAGTGTTTCCCGACACTCGGTGCCCCGGTACATAAATTTTATGCGGATCGATTCGCTTTGGACGCCCGACCGGAGTTCGACGCCTGGCGGGCTGGACTTGTTTGTTCCCATTTTGCTACCCATTCCTCTACTGCCGGCAAATTAATCCACAGCCGGCCATCCACAATTTTGCATTGATTGCCATCGAGCCACTTGCCAGCCTTGCGGCGGGCCTGCACGGAATCGACGGAATCACCTGATATTTCGACGTAGCGCTCCAGCTTCACCCAAGCCAGAGGCTGACGCTCTGCCTCTGCCTTGGCGGCCGCCGCGCGCGCATTGCGCTCGATGGTCTCAACCAGCTTGGCTACCATGTCGTGCTCGGCCATGTTCATGGCGTGCTCCCGGCTGGCAAGTCGCCGGCATGCCCACTACCACCGCAAGCGGGGCAGTCCAGTTCGCCGCTATCCAGCTCGGTGCCGTTATTCAAGAAGACCAGGCCGCCCGGCGTTGCCGCAATGGTCTGGCCGGCGGCGCGTGCGGCCGCGATGGCCTGCTGTGTTTCGGGCGAGAGTGGGGCGTGCCGGCGAGCCAGCTGCGCCCCAAGCTCCTTCAGCCGGGCTTCGGCTTTCTCGGCGCGCTGCTGCCATGCATGGACGCAAGTGCATTGGCCACGCCACTCGCCGTCCAGCCCGTGCACGTCTCCAGTTCCGCCGCAGGCGCTGCACAGGGCGCGCATTTCGGTGCACGTATCCTTGGCGGCAGGCCGCGGAGTAGGGGCGGCAGCGATGCAGGCTTGCTCGCGGCCAGCAGCAACCAGCACGCGGAACACGTCGCTGTTGCGCAGAAGCGCGCCTGGCTCATTCAAGCCCCACAGGACAGGCAGCGCCGATATTTGATCCATCAGCCGCCCGATGATCGGCTGGGGTGCAGCCGCCGGCAAAGGTGAGTGCTTCGGCTTCGCCGCCTGCTTGGCGCGGATCACCTCCACCTTCGTCCAGATCCTGGCCAGCTCCGTCTCTCCGGCGGCGTGCATGTCCAGGCCCTGGGCCAAGCACAGGGCGGCCAGCGTGACCATGACGCCGCCGACTTCCTGCGTGCGCTCGCCGACCGGGCGGCCGTACACATAGTCGACCAGTTGGTGCGCCTCGCTGGCCGTGCAGCCGCACGCCTGCACCAGTTCCAGCGATTCTTCCAAGAAGCGGTGATTGCGCTCAGCGCCGTCGGCCGCGATTTCAGCGCCGAAACACGCCATCATCCAGGGCTGCACGCGGCTCTGGAAGGAATCGGCGGGCGCTGCGTCGGCAGTCACGCCCAGCAAGGCCAGGCCATCGCCGGTATAGCCGCGCTCTACGCAAGCCTGGCGCACGCTGGCCAGCAGTGGCGAGCCTTGGCTGCAGGGGGAGGGGTAGTGCTTGTTTTCTGCCGCGCGCGCCGCAGCGGTGGCAATGCTGCGGACAAGGTCTAAGAGGTCGATCATTGCGGTTGCTCCAGTATGGTTATTTCGGATGGCTCGACAGGCTCGGCCAATCCCTCGATGTACACGGTCATTTCGGCATCGCCCTTGTGCCAGCAGAATCCGGCGATAAAGCAATTCAGGCCTTGGTAGCTCACTTGCCTGGCCAGCTGCTTCGCGCGGTGAATGCGCAAGTCGTGCTGGTCGGCCAGCTCGCGCGGCGATTCGGCCGGCGCCGGCTTGCGGGCGCTCATGCTGCCGTCGCCGGGCGGCGGGCCCATACCCAGTACGGGCCATCTTCGGAGTCGTGAATAGACAGCGTGAACCAGCCATCACCGGCCGGTTCCTCCGGATGCCAGTCGGAGACGTCCGTTCCAGCCTGGTCGAAGTAAACAATATGGGCCGGATGCGTATCATGCTCGGCTTCAAGGGTGGCGTAGGCAGTGTCCAGGCCCTGGGCAGTAAGCCATGCGAGATACTGCGCCTCATGATCTTCATCGAACTCTGGCATATCTGGATGCCTATACCATCCCTCGGCATCGCGCACGACTGGCGCCCATTCAATAAGCTTGCTCATACTTTCCTTTCAGGTTGTCGCGGCCAGGACGCCCGCCAGGGTGGCTGCCACGTAAATCAGGATCAGGGCCGCCGCCACGCGCGCGGCGCCGGGGCTGCGCTCGCTGTTCGGCACTTCGTCGTTGTCGGTCATGCTGCCTCCGTGGTGGGCATCTTGATGCCGCGCCAGGCGTAGAAAGCTGGCCTGTCACCAGGCGAGATGCGCATGCAATCTTCGCCGAACGTGAAGGTGGCGTCGTGCTGCGCCCCTGGAAACTTGAAGTAGAGGAGCGCCTGGGCATATCCGAGCTTGTCTGGCCCCTGCAGCGGCGCACGGCTTACCCAGATGCTGCCGATCTTGCAGTCCGGATACCTGACCGCAAAGAATTCGATCAGGGCCGCCTGAGCTGCCTTTTGCGCGCGTCGTTCGACAAACTCCCCCATTACGCAGCTCTGGCTGCAGTAGACGGCATCGCCATCCGTGACAACTTCCAGATGCTCGTGCTCTTCACCTTCATCCTCGGCTTCCTGCTGCATGGCTTCGGTGACGCGCCGGCCGCAGTGCCGACACTCGAACCACCAGCCGTGCTCGATCAATACCGCGTGCGGCACCGGACCGGGCGCATACTGGTCGAACTGCGGCTTACGGAGGCAGTGCTCGACCTCGTTAAAGCCGCAGTCCAGTTCGTTGGCGCCTTCACGGCGCGCTGCGGCCCCGCTGGTGGCAAAGCGGATAACGCAGTGGCCTTCACCAGGCTCGCGCACCTCATAGGCAAGCAGCGGCTTCATGGCGTTACTCGCTTGAAGGTGATTGCCCAGCACCACGGATTGGCTTCCCAGTCGCCGCCGGTCGATTCCCACAGATCGCGCCAGGTCGTGCGCTCGGTTGCGCGGCCATCTGCGCCAGTGCCTTTGCACACGATGTCGAAGCGATCCTGCGATTCCGCCAGCGCTGCCATATCGATGCCTTCGGCAACAATGTCGGCATCGCTGATGTCCTGCAGGCGCTCGACGCGCACCGACACAATCTCCAGCAGGATGCGGCTGGCCCAGCGCGGCATGTGGATGGAAGGCCGCCACACAGGCTGCTCGGCTTCATATGGGCGCTCATTGTCCGCCCGGTAGACCAGTAGTTCGTGCGCCTCTGGCACTTCCAGGTATGGGCCTTTCTGCACCTCGAAGTGGTCGCAGTACCACGTCTCGCGCACCCAGATGCTATCGCCGGGCTTTCCATAGGGGCAGTGAAGCACCGGACCGCCGTACGCCCAGCAGACCGGCATGGGTAGACCATCATTGCCAGTTGTGCAGGCGCCCATGGCAGGGTCGAGCTGTTTGACGACTCGCCGCGTCTGCGTCTTGCTGCCGTCGAGCAGCGCGCGCACCATCGGGGCGCTGAACAAAATAGGGCGCTCTTTCATACTGCCTCCGGAAATTCATCATGAGTACGGCCGTACAATTCGCGGCCGGATGCCTTCTTGCCCACCAGGTACATCGGCTCAGCCTCGAAATGGATATCGTCTGGGCCGTAGCGTCCGAAATTCCAGGTCGTGCCGGCCCAAAGAGCGCAGAGATACTTGCTCAGGGTCGGGTTTGAATCCTTGATCGCCAGCTCGGTGGTGTAATGGCCACCTGGCAACCACTCGCCCCATTGCTTGAACAGGAACGGCACATCGGCGGCCGCGCACTGGTCGCGCAGTTCGCGCGCCCAGAATGGGTGCATTGGCCGTGCGCCGGGGCCGGACTCGCCGCCGACGATCACCCAGTCGATACGGGGCAGGTCAGCCATGGGATTGCCGTCTTCATCTTCGCAGCCGGTTGTGCCCGGGAGCGGGTAAATTTCGCGGTGGCCATCGATATCGATGCGTGTCAGGTTCACGGGCCCCAGTAACGGTTCGATGCTCAGGAACCGGTGCGCCGCCGGCACTGCCAGCAGCTTCGGGATATCACGGTCGGCCTCGGCCTGTTCACGACAGTGGCGCCGAGCCAGACGTTTGGGAAGGCGTTGTCGCGCCAGTTCCAGCGGCCGTGGTTGATCGCCAGCACGGCCTGATCCAGCATTGCCGCAGCGTTGCCGATTCGTTTCGTCAGCAGCAGCCAATCCAGATTCGGCGTCTGCTCAATGAGGCGCATCAGGTCGAAGCGCCACTGCGGATCGACAGAGTTGTCGAACACATCGGCCAAACTGGCGCAAAACACGCGCTGACGGCGGCCGTGCGCGGCGAAAAACTCGGCGTGCGCCTTTTCCCACGCCAACGGCTTGCGCCAGTTCGCCGCACTGGTGCGCCGGCGCGGCGCGCCCGGACCCCAGTTCACGGCGGCGCCGCCGGCGAAGCGCGCGTTGCGCGTCTCGGCGTAGCAGTGGTCGCAGCCAGGTCCGACTTTCTGGCAGCCTTCCCACGGATTGAAGGTGTGGTCAGCCCACTCTATCTTTGTATTTTCGCTCATGATATTATTTCTATAAGGAAACTATGAAGTCACTATGAAAATCGAACCGGATAACATCGCCAAACTTATCGGCGGCATTTCTTTGTTGGTTGGGCTAGGATTCGCTGTCCCCGCCATCCTGGCCTATTGGACCAAGCACGAAGTCTGTCAGCGAGTGCTTCTAAAATATGCCAACGATGGCGACTCCTTGTCATGCGAAGCTGCTAAGGCGAGAGAGAGTAAGGAGCAACAGGCTGAGAAGAAGGCGAAGCAGGAAGCACCTGTCGTGAGCCATTCGAAGCCTGCGCAGTAACTACACCAGCAATCTCCATCGCCTCCAGCAGCCGCGCTACCCGGTTGTAGCCGATACGCAGATGGCGCTGCACCAGCGATATCGACGCGCGCTGCTGCGTGCGCACGACCTCGACGGCCTGGTCGTACAGCGGATCGCTCGCGCTGCCATCACCGGGCGGAACGGCGCCGGGCGCTTAGCCATTCAGCTGCAGCGCTGGTCGCTGCGGGCGAACAGGGTCATCGCCCACTGCCGGTCGTAGGCTCGGTTCCATGATCTCAACGGCGGCTACCAGCAGCAGGTCGGCGGATTGCGAGCCGCCGGGAAGCTCCTTGGCCAGCGTCAGCGCCGATTTGATCGCACCATCACTGGTTTGCGCCATGTGTTCGCGCACGCGGGCAACGGCCGGCTGCACGGTGCTGTCATACAACTCGTTGAGCACATCACGGTAACGGGCGCGAAGCTTGTACAGATCGGCAGTCAAGTTCACCGCGCGCTCTATCTTCTGCTGGCCGGCAGCAGCCGGGCCCGACGCCAGCGTTTCCACTTCAGCCTCGCCACCCAGCGCCTCGACCAGATCGGCCAGCAGCTTGGCCAGCTCGCCGGCCATCAGGGCGAAATCGCTGTCGAAGCGCTCGTCGTCGTTGCGCGTGGCGCTTTCCTTGATAATTTCCAGCGGCTTGACTGACTTGATGGCCAGGCTCTCGTCCAGCACGAAGCTGATCTTGTCGCTCCAGGTCATGGCCAGGCGGGTGCACTGCTTGCCGGCGGCGATGTGGCGGCGGATATCGTCTGCTTCCAGGGTGTGGCGCTTGTACGCCACCTGGGCCTTGCTCTCGCCTGTGGCCCGCATGATCGCGTCTTGGTCGACCGTGAAGCCGGCAGGGGATTCGTCTGCTTGCAGCCAACCTGTCATCATGGCCACTGGCGATCGCTGCACGCGCAGGCTTTCCAGCGGCAGCTTGTCGACGGATTTGAGCAGCAGCTTGACCACCTCGTCTGCCTTTGCCGGGGTTGCTGCGTCCACCACCAGCCAGCCATTCACCGGGTCGATCCACACGGCCGTGGTGCTGACCAGCGGGAACGCGCGCGGCAACAGCTCGTCGGTGACGCGCTCCTTCAGTTCCTTCATGGCCTTCTTGCCGGGCGCGAAGCCCTGGGCTTCTTCCATTTCCAGCGCGCGGGCGGCCGCCACCTGGTTGACCACGGTCGACGGCAGCAGCTTCTTCTCGGTTTTCAGCAGCAGCAGGAACTGGCCGCCCACGGCATGCACGAGCGGCTGGCCGGCGCCGCGCGGCGCGGCCCAGCCCTGGCGCACCAGGTCCATGCTGGTGGCGGGCGTGAACTGCTGCTGTGCCAGCGCCTGCTCGAGCACGGCGGCCGACATGGCCCAAGGGGCAGGCAGGCGGTAAATTTGGAGGTTCTTGAAAAACATGGCGGCTGCTCGCTTAATCGTTGTCGTTGTATGGGAAGGTCGTTTCGAAATCGTCGGCGTCCGCGTCCGCTTCGATGATCAGGCGGGTCTTGGCCGTGTACATCTGGAACAGGCGCTTTTCGAAATTGAAGAGAGGGCCGACGAAAATCTTGTTTTTGATATCGGCGCCGCTCAGGCTCAGGCCCCACACTTCGCCGTCGCCACGGATCCGCAAATGGATTGCGCAAGAGGTATGTCGTTCCTGATCAGGGTCTTCATCGATCGAGATATCGATGTAGCCGTCGTGCCGGTCGCTACGGTTGATGTTCAGCGTGAATTTTTCGCCGTGCAGTTGGTGTGCGTTCCACGCGTCTTTCTTGCTTTCAATAAATTCATCCAGCAGCTCTTGTAGCGTGATCGTGGCCGGCGCTGGCTCAAGCAACTCGGCAATATCCTTGTCCAGTTTCTCGGTGAATTCCGTGGACATGACCGCGCCAACACGCTTCTTGATGATGTCACCCACCAGTTGGCGGTAAGACGGCAGATCGATCTTGTCGAGGTCGATTTCGATAAGCGTGCCGATCTTTTCCTTGAGCGCCTTGCCGAAGTCGCTGTAATCACGCAGGTGCTCGCTGATGCCGGCGGTGACGGCCGCGCCGATCTGCTTGTGAATTGCTTCCTCGATGGCGCCGGATGCGACTACCTTGTCGAACGCTGCGGCGACTGCTTCTTTCAGTTGGTCCATGATCTTCCTCGTTGCTGCCGCCGGCCTTCATGTGAATGCAAGCAGCTGGTTAATTACGTTGTCCAGGTCCTGCCTGGTGTATTTGGTCAAAATCCGGGACAAGATCACGTCGATGGTTGCGCTGTACAGCGACTCGAACTCGATCTCGTCCATCTGTGCAAAAGAAACGCTTTTTGCCTCCAGTCGCACCTCGCCCTTGAGGTTCACCGTCGATTCGAAGAATCCGGCCAGGATCGCCACGTCTTTGCGGAAACGTTCCTTGTTCTTCGCCACCGGCTGGCCCTGGTAGGTCAGGCCGCCGCGCGGCTCCCACTGGTCGAAGGCGAAGGACACCAAGGCGAAGTACTTCTTGTGGAATTTGTAATTCCGTACCTTCTTGAAGTCTGCGTGCATCAGCGCGCCAACCTTCATCTTCTGGATGAACTCGGCCGCCGCCTCGTCGTGCGGGACGAGGACGTTTGCCGTTTTCATGAGCACGATTTCTGTCAAGGCGGTGCTCCCGCGCGGCGCCAGGCCGTCACGCTGCAGGCGCCAGGTCGGCCACGTCGATCACGATGCCGCGGCAATACGGCTCTCCGTCCTCCACGATTTCGAACGTGGCGTGTGGCACGTCGGTGCGGTAGGTCCAGCTGTAGCCGTCTTCCTTGCCCCAAAGAGCATCCACGGCGCGCACCTGTGGCGCCCGGGCGAAATAGTCCTTGAGGGCATCGTCGTCGTGCTGGATATCTTCGCGGAACGGCAGCAAGCCCTTGGCGTCGAGTAGTGCGATGGTCGGCGCGCCGCGCTCATCGTCCACGAAGCCACGGAACTCAATCAGGTCGTCGCTGGCGCCAAAGATCACGATCAGGCCGGCCGCCTTGGCCTGCTGCTCTTCTTCCTTGACCATTTCCTTACCGTATTCGCGCCCCGTCAGCAGGCCAGCCAGCAGTTCCTTGCTCAGCTTGACCGGCGCCAGCTCGACGGCCGGCATGCCCATGTTCGTGTACGGGTGCTTGTCGGCATGCGGCTTGATGTGTGCGTAAAAGTGCTTGCCGACGGATTCGGCGCCGGCGAAGGCTGCATACTCGGTGGCCGTGACGTTGGCGTAGTGGTACACATCCGCTGGCGCGCCCTTGCGGAAGAACTGCACGGCCAGGGTTTCGGTCGCCGGGCAGTGGCCGATGGCGGCGATCTGCGAGGATTGGATGGCTTGCAGGGTAATTTGTGGTGCTTCGACTGCTGTGTTCATTGGTTTCTCCAGGTGGTGGGCGGGGCGGTGTTTATGCGGCTTCGACGACCAGGCCGGCACGCGCGGCGGCAAAGTCGAACTTGGCCAGGCGGTCGATGGCCTCGGCCGGCGTCAGGCCGAACTGCTCGAACATCACATCGAGGATGTCGCTGTCGGATGGGTAGAGGTCATCGGCAGCGGCGTCGAGCAGGTCAGGTGCTGGCGCTGGGCGGCTCGGCGCCGGCAACGGTGCGGCGGCTGCCGGCGCGCGGCGGGTGGCGATAGGGGCGGTAGATTTGGGCGTCGCCACTTGGGCGACCGGCTCGGCGGCGCGCTCGGCAGCGATCTGCGAGGCTTGCTCCGCCAGTTGGCGCTGTGTGTCCGCTGCCGCTCGCTCGCGCTCAGCCTGCGCTGCCTCAGCTGCCTCCGCTGCCAGGCGGTCCGATTCCACCTGGGCCAGCCGGATTGTCTCTGCCGCTGCCTTTTCTGCCTTGACGCGCTCCTCTTCCCGGATCCGGGCCCGCTCGGCTTCAGCCTTTGCTTCCTCGGCGCGCTTGTGATCAGCGATGCGGCTGGTGATGACGAGCTGGAAGTCTTCCATGGGCTTGCCGATGATGTTGGCCATGTCCATGAACAGGAAACCGTAGGTCGCGGCGTGCTCGCGGCACCATGCCTGCTTGGCGCGGTAGTCGGCGGCTTGTGTGTTGGCCGCAATCTTGGCGTTGGCCAGGGTTGTGCTGACGGCATCGCGCAGGCTGCCCAGGGTGCGCTTGTTCTTCATGGCGCCGGCAAAGTCCGGCTGCTGCAGTTGCAGGCGCAGCGGCGTAATTTCGGTTTCGAGCGCGGCCACGTGCGCGGTGAAGGCGTGCCGGCCTTCGTTCAGGATGGTTTCCTTGATCTGTTCCTTGCGGGTTTTGACCAGCTTTTCCAGTTCCAGGCGCTTGGCGCGGAACTGTGCCTTGATGTGGTCGACCGTGCGCATCACTTCGTCAATGGTCGCGGTCTGCGCCAGGGCGGCGGCCTTGGCCAGTTCCAGCTTGTCTTCCGCCTCGCCGCAATACCTGACGGTGTTTTCGGCATTGGCGAAGTCTTCGTCGGTTTCCAGCTTGGTGTTGATTTTGGCAATGAACTTCTCGGCGGCGGCCTTGTACGCCACGAGGTTGCTGCTGACGACCTTGCCTTCGGTCTGGACGACCAGGGCGGGCAGGGCGGCGATAGGCTCGGCAGCTGGCTTCTCGATAATGTCCACCTGCGTGTAGTTGGCGACGTCGATATCGAACTGCTCCCAGCCAGCCACGATGCGCGAAAACCATGCGGTGTCCGGATATACCCACATCCAGACCATGTTGTCCTCGGTGCCGTCGGATGCCATGAACAGCCACTTCTCGGCGCCGGTCACCAGCAGTTGCTGCTGAACCTGCGGCTGGTGCTCTTCTGGCAGCGCGCCGGTGCCAATCGACGCGGCCAGCTCCGCATTCCATTGCTTGTGCTCGAAGCCGATGGTCTCTGCCATGTTCAGGCCGTCACACGAGGCGCTTTCGCGGCCCAGCGACAGCGTGGCAGGGTACAGGTCGTCGCCAATGATGCGCTCTGCCAGCGGGCGCGCCAGCGCTTCGACTTCATGGCCGTAGTCCAGGATGTTTTCCTGCACCCAGTCGCTGAACTCCTTGGCCAGGCCTGTGGCCTTCATGCGCACCAGCTCGCTGCGAGTTACCTTCTTTGACAGGCCCAGCATCGCGGCCGCCTCGCTGGCGCCATGGTGATCGAAGCGGAAGGCGTGCCAGTCGTCGCTGCCCTGGAGCAGATTGTGGATTTCGCGGGTGAGAGTATTTTCGCGTTGCATGATGTGTCCTTGGTGATTTTTTTGTGGTCTAGCGATTAGTCGTTTTCGTGCGCCCAGCTGTCGATCGTCATTTTTTGCGCCTCGGTGAAGGTCGCCCGGGTGCTGAGCATGGCAATCAGCTGCGCCGGCGTTTTCTTCTTGCTGTGGATGGTCTGGCGCCATTCCGGCGTTTTCTGCTTGAACAGCTCGTCAGTACATTCCGGCAGCTGGACGATGGTGCGGTCATCTGCAGCCGGCGCGGCCGGCGTGATGTCGCGCATTTCACGGTTCGTTTCCTCAAGCTCGTCTGGCGTGTACACGCCCAGGATTACGTCAGGGGCGTACAGGCGGCTCCAGCGCTTCACGGCGAGGTAAGCCAATTGCTGGCGTGGATCGGTCGCCCAGAGCGGCGAGTTGCGCACGGAGGCCTGGACAAGCAGCAGTTCGAGATAGCGCGGCTCGTTTTCGCCGCGCAGCGTTGCCCAAATGCGCACGCCGCAGCCTTCTTCGCTCTGCATGGGGTAATCCGGCACGCGGTATTGATAGGCTTTTTTGTAGTCTCTATCGCCCGGCTTTCCCTTGGCCGGTGCCTCGCAAACGCGTGTTTTTCCGATGATTTTTTCCCATGGCCCGAACCATTCGTAGTTGAAGCGGTCGAGCGTGACGCCGCTGGACTGGATGGCTGCGTTCACCAGCTGGCCTTCGTAGCCGAGCGTGCCGTTCACCAGGTGCGTCTTCTGCGCCACCGCAAACGGGTTCATCTTCCACTGCATGGCCTGCATGACGACAGCTGCACAGTCGGCCGAGCTGCCTTTCAGGTGATCCGGGATGGTTGAGCGGCCCTTGGCCATGATGTCGGCCAAGCGCATGATGCTATCCATGCTCGCAACGTCGAGGATCAGGGAGGCGCTGCTTGTGCTGGCGACGGACAGATCGCCCTGTCCGTACTGCGCTGTTTGCAGGGCCGTTTGACCCTCTTGGGTTGCTGCGTTCATGACTTTTTCCTTGTGAGTTTTATAATTTCTGCCTTCAACAGCGCCAGGCGGACGGCGTAGACGATGGCGTGGCCGGCATGCCAGTTGCGCAGGGCCTGGCTGGCCACGTCCATCACGGCTTGGCTGACGACGTCCACTGCGCCTCCCGGTGGGCGCGGCCCAGTTGCTTCACACGCGAGGCGGATGCGTCCAGGTCGATCAGCGCTTCGATCTGCGCGGTGATCAGTTCCTTGCGCATTTCTTCCAGCCCGGCCAACTCGCGGCGCACGCCGGCCAGGCGCAACTTGTTCATGTTGTGCTGGTGCTGCGCCTGGTAGTGACGGTGGGCTGCCAGGAGGCGGTGGAAGAGGGCGATCATTTGCGCACCATCGCCGTCACGCCCAGGGCGCCATCGTCATAGGCCGCGTCCTGCAGTGCACCCAGGTCGCCAATGGCGGAATAGCTGCGCACGCCGTCGGCGGTGCGAATGGTGATGATGTAGCTCACGATGCGCTCCCTTCACGGCCAGCCAGCAGCACGCGGATACCGTTACGTGCGGTCGTGGCCTTGGCTCCGTAGCAGGCGCCGGCCGGGATATGGTCGGTCGCGTCCAGGCAGCCGCTGTTCAGCGCCGATTCGACGCCCGCGTCCTGGTGGGAAAAGGCAAGGGCGGCAGACACGGCCAAGCGGGACTGGCGGCCGGCGGTGACGTTGCGGGCCGCGATCACGCTGCGCTCCCTGCGAAAGCTGCGGAAATACCGGCGTCTTCGCCGACCACGTAGCGCCCAGTCGTCAGGCCGCAGAACGGGCAGTGGCTGGCGACGCACGGCATTTCCTTGCCCTTGGCGTTGGTGAATCCCTTGCCGGTGCCACGGATGCGGAACGGGATATTGATCACGCTGCGCATGCTGTTGTCATCCGTCATGGCGAAGCCGGTGGCTTGGCACTCGACCTGGATGTCGCTACCGGCCTTGGCCACGATGAACGGGGCGCTGGCCAGCTTGGTTTCGATTGTTTTTACGCAGTCGCAATTCATGTTTCCGCTCCTCTGATTAATTGGCGCCCCGGCAGGGAATCGAACCCTGCTGATGCCGGCCGCACTGTCCGGCACCCAGTCCACTACGGGGCTTTCAATCCTGCGTACGCCAGGAAGCGCGGCCGGTGCGGGTCGTAACTCCGGCGCTTGATACATCGCGTGCCCGCTGACGCAATTCATAGTGCTGGCGGCCCTGTCGATCCGTCGGGCGTGTGATTCCTGCGGCTGGTGGGCCGCCAACAAGGGAGGCGTTTGGTCAGACGGCGGGATTTGCTTTCGGCTCGGCCCCGCTTGCATAGTGCAAACGCCTCTCTTGTTGGCCGCCGGTTACGCCGGCGAAACGGGCCAGGGCGACTGGCCGGGGTGAAATTAGGCTGCCGACACCTGCGAAGGGCGGAAGCGCTGGCTTTGCGTCGAGCCGTCCAGCAGCACTTCCAGGAAGTCGCCACGCACGCCCGGATGCGTCTGCACGAACTTGCCCGGGCGCGCCGCTGGATCGGTTTTCGTGCCCTTCACATTCACCTTCTGATCTTTTTTGAAATTCGACATGCTGTATTTCCTTAAAGGTTGGTTGTGGCGCCGGGCTTCCCCGGGCGCCTGATCCTCACGAAGATCAATCGGGGCATGCTGATCCCACAGGGCATTTATCCGGCCCGCCGGCCTGTCCCGCCTTGAACTACGGCGCGGGCGACCGCTAAACCTTTGCCAGCTCTGCAGTCCAGCCCAACTCGCGGCCATAAAACGTGCCGCTGCAAGACGCCATACGCGCATCGACCCGCGCCAGCTCATGCGCTTGATTTGGACTTCCTGCCCAGGCTGTTGCCTTAAAATTTCCATCCTCAAACTTGATCAACACGTTGTACTTACGCAGTGCTGCGCGCGCCGGTGGGGCGCTGAACAGGCCGGGCAGCGCGTCGCGGGCACTCATGGCGGTTAGCCGCGCGCTGGGATTGCGATTGCCGGGATCACTTCGCCGTGGGCGATGAGGACCGCTTCGAGTGCTGCGAGCTCTGCTGGGGACATGTCGTACTCCTGTGTTTGCTTTCGATAACGCATTAAACACCATGTTTATAAACATAGTCAAACGTTTTGTTTAATTTTGTGGATTTTTTGTTTAGTGCATCAGGATGGGTGACGCGACGTTGCCTTGCGGGGAGGGAGGGGGCGGCAAGCGATTTTGCGGCGGCCTATCTATCGAGGGAAGGGCAGGAACGTGAGGATATTGTTCGTTCAAAGATTTTTGGACGAAAAAAAGCCCGCGCGCGGCGGGCTACTTGGCGAGAAAAAATGGGGGGAGGCTACAGTGGCTCTTTCGCAAAAATCTGGCCGGTCTTGGTGCTATAGATCCAGACTTGAGACAAGGTGGTCACGATCGATGGACCCGACATAGCGATTTCTGTTGGGCTGTCCATGGTTGCTTTCATGTAGTCGCTGTATCGTGCGGCATATGGTGCGCTCAAGTTCGCAATGTATAGGATGCCAATGTTTTCTTTGCTCTCCCTAGCAATCTCTGGAGAAACCTTAAAGGAAAAATCTGACGGGATGTTGACCGACCTGGATATAGAGTTTACATTGGCAAAAGTAATTCCGCAAACATCGTAGGTAAAGCTGGTAATTTCGACTTTTCTGCCATATCCATTCTCACCCACGTAAGTTCTGGAACTTGATAGCTCTTTGTTTATTGGTGCGGAAGTATAAAAATTTCCATTAATCCGAACCGATCCACTACCGTGTGAAACTATACGGATTCTCATAGTTTCTGTGTCAGCATCGTATTTCGGCAACATCATAGGTTTCGACGGAGAAAATGCCAGTACACTCGATCCCGTCAGCTGCCCGTACAAGCGAGCATCTTTCACGAATTCAATACGATCCGCGAATGCCTTCGAACTCTCAAACTCATCTTTCTCTAGCTTGATCGAACTGAGAAGCCGTGAAATTTCGACGCAGCTGTGGCCTCGATAGTTGGCTGGCAGCGATTCTACGCTTGCATCGAAGGGCGCCACGTCGTAAGAACTGTAGCTTGGTGCCTTCTTTTCCTGCTGTTTAACCTGCTGCTTTTTAGCGCTAGTTTTTGATTTTGGGGCTTCTTGCGCCTGCAGGTGTGCATGGAAGCTACTCAAAAATGCGATTGCAAAAAATGCTTTTTTCATTATGTGTTTTTTTTGAGCAATAAGATTATTAGTGTTTCTAGTTTGGAATTTTTGCATAGAAATTAATCGCCATTAAATTCTATCCCCTTCACGCCTCACGACTCTGCCGATAATAATGCACTCACCGTTTCTGCACATCTTACGGTGGAATTTTCTCTGGTCAGCATTATCGGAGGTTAGCCACCATTCGCCAATGTCACGCGAGAGACGTTTAACCACAACCTCTCCCTCATAATTCACTGCAAAAACCACACCGTCAGCTGGTTTGTTGTCATCCGTATTGAGGATGACAACATCATCTTCGTGCAATGCCGGCTCCATACTTTCGCCTTTAACTTTTATGGCGATTAGCTTTTCTGGGTTGTATCTATGCTTCGCCACCCATTTTGGGTCCAGTGCAATAGTCCCGCCATCTTCAAATTCCGGCTCTGTTTTAAATCCCGTCATTCCAGCGGACAGGCGAAGTTTTACTTTTCTAATGAGGATGAACTCGGTGTCATGTAGCGCCTTGACTTCGACCTTGAGTGCGCCAGGAACGCCCGATGCTCCGGGCGACAGCGCCATCGGCCCCTCCCCAGTCTCAAGCCAAGTTGCCGAGCAACCCAAAATACTTTGAGCGTTGATCAGCCCCGCCTTCGAGATCCCTCGCGCCTCCCAGTTATTTATCACTTGCGAAGAAACGTTTAAGGCGCGCGCGACCTCGGCCTGGCTTTCAATGCCCTTGAGAGTCTTTGCAGCCTCGTAAAGTCGTGTCATCTGTATATGCATGCCTAATTTTCTCGTTAACTAAACAAAATGTGTTACACAGAATGTTGATTTTTGTTTGACTTGTTTATAAACATAGTGTTTAATGCGGTGAACATTACCAACCAGGTGGAAACATCCATGATTGACGACGACAAGAAGCAAATCACCACGCTTGGCGGGCCGACGAAGGTTGCCGCCTTGCTCGGCTATGACAAGCACGGCGGAGTGCAGCGCGTCCAAAACTGGATGACACGCGGGATTCCCTCGAAAGTGAAGCTTGATCGGCCGGATATTTTTTCCCAGGCATCACCGCGCTGCGCCAGCGATTCGGTTCCAGCGCCAGGCCACGCCGGCCGGCAGCCGCCCACTACCAATGCCATCTTCGACACCGTGCCGCTGCGGGCCGCTGTCGGCATCGACGTGGGCGCGAAGCCATGATCCGCCTGATCCCAATTTCCCCGCCTCGTTCGGCAGACGACTTCGTGTGCATTCCGATTCTCGAGCCGCACCAGTTGCCTCGCGGCGCGCCGCTCGAGGAGTGCGCATCGCCAGCAAGCGAGCGCCCACCGTAAAACAGCACCAAGTACCACCCTGCATTTTCGCTGTACCCAAACCCTGTAACACCGACCACCAGGAGAAAACCATGAAACAGAAGCAAAAACGTACCGCGCTCGTCAAGGGCTACATAACTGATGACAACAAGGATGCCTTGCAAGCCGCATGCACGGCGATGCGCAAGACCGTCAGCGACGTGCTGAACGAATGCACGATCGTGATCATCCGCAATCACCTGGACGCCAGGCCGAAACGGAATGATACGCCGCCGTTTTCGAACGGGGCTAGACCCAAATCACGGGAAAAGCTGGGCCCACTCCAGGCGCAGCGCCCCAGCTTCGGCCTGGTCCCTCGCGTCGTGCGGATGCGGGTTTAACGGCATGGAGGCAGCTATTGAATAAACCAGCCGAGGTGACAGCCGAGGAAAAGGAGCTGGTATTCCAGCGTTCGATGATTTACCGCCAGGCCGAGAAAGACCTGCAGGGCGCCAAGGACGGGGAGGGCGAGAGCGCGGCGAAGGCCGCGCACAAGGAAGCGCGCCAGAAATGGCGCGATGCCACCGACAGGGTGGCGAAGAAATACGAGGTGCCGCGGCGCGAGCCTCCATAACGGACCCGCACCCGACAGCTACAGCATTACACGGCCGGAATCGGCAACTTTAATCACCATCAATTAGGAATATGACATGACGCAAACAACTGCAATTAAGCCATACCGCTCGCTGGACGACGCCCACGGCAATAACGAATTGCTTGACATGCTGCTGGCCAAAGGCCCGAAGAACGATGCAGCGCTTGCCCGCGCGCTGGAAGTGGCGCCGCCAGTGATTTCCAAGATTCGCCACGGCCGCCTGCCAATCGGCGCCTCGCTGCTGATTCGCATGCACGAGGTGTTCGACGTGTCGATCCGCGAGCTCAAGCGCATCGCGCGCGCTGAGGTGGCGGCTTGACCTGGGCGACATTGCGGGCGGCGCCCGGCGCAAGCACGGCGCAGGGCGAGCAGGGCGGCGACGCCCGGCAAGATCCGCACGATGGCGCGTTGCCTGTCGATCCTGGCCATGTGCGGACGCGTCAGCACTACGAAGCAATGCTCGAAGAGCAGCGCGCCAGCCAATAAAAAAGCCCGCTTGCAGGCGGGCTTCCTTGAAACGCTATAAATCTTTGAGAGAATTTATGAGCCAAATTGTACAACACAAAGGCATCACGATAGCGAATACGCTGATCGCGGTCGATAAAGAAGGCCGCTTTTGCCTCAACGACCTGCACAAGGCCGCGGGCGCGGAAAGCCGCCACCAGCCTGCATTCTTCTTCCGCCGCCCGGAAATCCAGGAACTGGAAGCGGAATTAAACTCTGCGCCGGCGCAGAGTTTGCAGACCATCACCACCCAAGGCCGTAACGGTGGCACCTACGTCTGCAAGGAACTGGTCTACGCCTACGCTATGTGGATCAGTCCCAAGTTCCACCTGGAAGTCATCCGCACCTTTGATGCCGTGGCCACCGGCCAGACGCCGGCCGCCGCGCCCGCGCGCAGCGCAGTCTCGCCCGCCAAGGAATTCCGCGCCATCTTCGGCATTGCACGCCTGATCGGCCTCGACAAGAATGCTGCGGCGATCAGCGCAAACCAGGGTACGGCCGCGCTGACCGGCGTGAACATGCTGCAGCTGATGGAGCGTACGCACCTGGCCACGCCCAGCCAGGAGATTTACTACACGCCGACGGAGCTGGGCAGCCGCTTCGTCAAGAGCGCCAAGGCGTTCAACCAGTTGCTGGTGCAGGCCGGTCTGCAAGAGAGTATTGCAGGCCATTGGGTACCGACGGAAAAGGGGCGCGCGCACGCTTTCGTGGCGGACACCGGCAAGGCGCACTCCAGCGGCACGCCTATCCAGCAAGTGAAATGGCGCGACTCGGTCCTGGCGGAGGTGGCATTGTGAATAGCCTGTCGAGCAATCCGTCGAGCCCAAGCAAAGGTGCGCATCCATACGCCCATGCAAAAACGATAAGCGGTTTAGTTGATCAAATCGAGCACAGCACCGGAATTGATCAGTTCAAGGCTATAGGCATCAGCCTCGATGAGCGCTGCACTCAATTTTTTAAACGCCGCTTGAGTGGAAACGATAACCGGAGGGGTAATTCGCTCTCCCGTATCTTCGCGACCCACAAAAAATATTTGCCCCCTGAAACGATTATCCGCTTCTTGAATCGCATCGACATGGTAGATGAAGCCACCGACGCAATGCATTTCTTTGGTTTTCATGTCATCCCTTCTTGCTCAAGAGTTAACCCTATCATTGCTATCAGTCTTCTAGGCGCTCGATACACTTTGATTGATGCGCCGCATGCGTTTGCGGTATCGGGAGGTCAGGGATGAATTCCGCACGTCATTCCGCCAACGCCGACCGCGCCGCCGAAATTCTGGCCACAGTCAAGCGCTGTGGCGCCGCGACCATCGGCGATATCGCCCTTGACCTGACGCTTCACCGCGAGACCGTGCGCAAACGCCTGGCCAAGCTGGTCACGGCCGGCCAACTCGTGTTGATCGAGCCGGCAGCTGCGCACGTTCGCGCCCTGTACGGCATGCCCGATCTGGATGATCAGGCTGAATTCGACCTCTACCGTAATCGCAGCAGCAACTGGCCGCGCGGCGAGCACGGCCGTGATCCACTCGTCGCCGCCATGTTCGGCGCACCAGCTGCAGAGGTGCGCCCATGAAGCGCGACCTCATTACCATCGCCAAAGAATTCCGCCACTTTCATTTTTGCTGCGGCCTTGGCGGCGGGAAGCAAGGCTTTAATGCAGCGCAGCCACAGGTCGGCAATATGGCCGCGACGCTGCGCTGCATCGGCGGCATCGACAATGATCCTGCGGCGATCCGCGACTTCGACCGTGCCGGCCCCGGCCGCCCTGGTACCGTCATGGACCTGTTCACGCGAGCCCAATATACGGCCTTTCACGGGAAAGAGCCGCCCCCACGCTGGCGCGAGGCTACTGCCGTCGATATCCGTCGTGCGGCCGGCAATGAATCGCCGAACATCGTATTCATCAGCTCCCCATGCAAGGGGGCCAGCGGCCTGCTGAGCGAAACGTTAAGCAAGACGGCAAAGTACCAGGCGTTGAACGAGTTGACGCTGCGCTGCATTTGGCTGATGTGCGAGGCCTGGGCCGACGACCCCGTCGACTTGATCGTGTTCGAGAACGTGCCTCGGCTCGCCACGCGCGGTCGGCACCTGCTCGACCAGATCAATCAGCTACTGCAGCAGTTCGGTTACGCCGTGGCCGAAACCACGCATGATTGCGGCGAGCTGGGCGGCCTGGCGCAAAGCCGCAAGCGGTTTTTGCTCGTGGCGCGCAACATGGAAAAAGTGCCACCATTCCTCTATGAGCCAGAGCGGAAGCGCCTGCGCGCCGTCGGCGACGTGCTGGGCCGCATGCCGTTCCCTGGCGATGCCGCTGGCGGCCCGATGCATCGTATTCCGCGCCTGCAGTGGAAAACGTGGGTGCGCCTGGCGTTTGTGGAGGCCGGCAGCGACTGGCGCTCCCTGAATAAGCTCACCGTCGAGAATGGCCACTTGGCTGATTACCTGATCATGCCTGAGCGCTTCGGCGACTACCTGGGTGTGAATGGCTGGGACGAGCATGCCGGCGCCGTGTCCGGACGCGGTACTCCGACGACGGGCGCGTATTCGGTCGCCGATCCGCGCATGGATACGGTTGCTGAATACAGCCAGTACGGTGTCATGCCTTGGGACGCAACCAGTGGCGTGGTCAGCGCGCAGTCAGCGCCTGGTGGCGGCCGTTATTCCGTAGCCGATCCACGCCCACCGGCCGGCCCGATATTCAGCAAGTACGCGGTCACCCGCTGGGATAAACGCACGGGCACCGTCATTGGCGGTGACGACCAGGGCGCCTACGCCGTGGCCGATCCACGATCGAGCACGGGCTTCGAAGGCGCAGGCAAGTACCTGGTCACGCCGTTCGATGAGGCGGCCGGCACGGTGATCGCTGGCAGCACGACCGGCCAGGGCGCATTCTGCGTCGCCGATCCCCGCGCGATCAATCGCCAGAAAGGTGATGCATTCCTGACCGGCGGCCATTACGGCGTGCTGCCGTGGAATGGCCAGAGCGGCGCTGTCAGCGCATCGGCCGGCTACGACAATGGCCGCTGGAGCATCGCAGACCCGCGCATCGACGAAGCGCCGCAGCTGCCGGCCCTGAACCAGAAGACGGTCGCGCTTATTCGCGCGCTCGACAGCACCTGGCACCGGCCATTCACCACGCTGGAACTTGGGGCGCTGCAATCGCTGATCGATCCGGACGAGCACTGGTCGACCGATCCGCAAATCCAGCGTGAAATTGACGAGCACAAGCGCCGGACCGGCGCCAGCGCCTTCCCGCTGCTCGATGGCACGAACGATAGCGCGCATCGCGAACGCATCGGCAATGCCGTCCCGAAGCTGGCCGCGCAGGCCATCGGCGAGGTGATGGGCACCACGTTGTTGCTGGCAGCTGCTGGCGAGACGTTCATGCTCAGCGCCATGCCGATATGGGTGCAGCCCGTGGCGATCGCGATTGCGGCGTCGCAGGCTGGCGCGGGAGGTGAGTTGTGATGGCGAACACTCGAACCGAAGCCGGCCGCTTCATGGCTGGCAAAAGCTATTCGCCGGCCACGCAGTTCAAGCCTGGCCAACATCCGGCGCCGGCGACAGAAATTCAGCCTGGCCAGCGGCTCTCGCCGGCCACGGAATTCAAGCCCGGCATGGACGCGCACAACCGGCTACCTGTCGGCGCCGTGCGCGTGCGCCGCGAAACGCATACCGGACTCGATCGCGCCTGGGTAAAAACGGCCGAGCCGAACGTATGGCGCAAGCGGGCGGTGCTGGTATGGGAGGCGGAGCACGGACCGGTGGCGCGCGGCCTGGTCATTCACCACCGCGACCGTGACAGCTTGAACGACGCGCCGGCCAATCTCCAGGCGCTGACGCGCAAGGAGCATGCGGACGAGCACCGTTGCGAACTAGAGTCAGCCCGCGCGCGTAACGGTGCCAACTTCGCGCATGAGCGCGAGATTGCGAGGGTGGCGTGAACTTATCCGGCCTCCGTCGCAAGCCTTTGATTTACCCAGCGCTTCCCATATTCGCGTCCGCTGTTCAGGGCTTCATCGAGCGTATTGCAAGCAGGGATGTCTGCAAGGCGGTGGCACTCACCCCCAAAGTTCGGGCAAATGTCCACTACGTTAATAAACATTGGCCTCCCTTCTATTTCCCGTTCCTGAACGTCAGAAAGAATCACAAAAGTTTTGTACGGGACGCTATCGCTCATTTCAGCCTCGACTTAATAAAAGGATATCGTAACATGATCGCCAACCCCGCTCAAATCACCCGCCACCACATGGCGAACCAGGCCGCGCCCGCCTATTCGCTTATCCGCAAGGTCTGCGCCTGCGGCAAGGCCAGCACCGCTAAACAACTGTCCCAGCACGGCAAATGCGCCGCCTGCGCGCTGGCCGCCGTCCGCGCCGCAATCATGCCCGGCGACTTCGCCAAGCTGCAGCACATGCTGGGCGCCGTGCAGCAATATCCGAAGTCAAAGTGGGGCTGGCGCAATTATTTTGCCGCCGGCAGCGGCCAGCAGCACGAGGCCATGCAGCGCCTGGTGTCCGCCGGCCTGGCCACAGCCAGCCGGGCCGCCAACGAAATGACCTACTTCCATGCTACTCGCTTGGGCTGCAAGGCTGCTGGCCTCGATGCCGCTGGCATCAAGCGCGCGATGGAGGATGCATCGTGACCATCAAAATTTCGACCGCAACCGTATTCCACGGCGGCCGGCGCCGCTGGTTATCGCTGGCTGCCGCGTGCAATGCCGAGGCTGCCGCCATCTTGAGCAGGTTTTGCGACTGCTCGCCCGGCAACGGGCATGACGTCGCGCCGGAAACTTGCACCATGCATCAGGATGCCGATCGCTATCACCAGGTTCGCGCCAAACTGGTGGCCCGGGCGCGCCGGTGCGCTGTGGCGTCGCCTGCCGACCTGCCTGCACCCGAGCAGCGCGCGCTGGCCGCCTGTCGGGAGTTGGTAGCCGCAGCCGGCGAGGTCAAGCGCATCAGCAAGGTCATCGGCGACAGCCTGAGCGCATGCCCGATGATGAAAGACCCTGTCGAATTCAACGACAGAGGCCCGGCTACACATCTTTCGCAGGCCTACGCCTCCGAAAACGTCGAGAACGACAGCGGCCACGGCATGCACAAGGAATGGATGGAGCCGAGCGACGCGCTGAAAATTATTAGCGCATGCCCGCATTGCCTCGCCGCCCACAAAGCAATTCAAGAGCGCAAGGTCGCGCGCCGCCGGCTGGGCGCGGCACGCCGTGCTGTGACGATGATCGGGCGCGCGCCATGAAATTACCCGGCTGCAAGCCTATTTACATACTCTTTTGCTTTTTCCATCGCGTTCGATTCTGCCAAGGTCGGAGTATCGAGCGCGCTTACGATATCTGCGCCATGAATTTTGGCGCCATCTTTGTGGACTCGAAAGATGCCAAACCACTGGCCCGGGGTTTTGCTTTCGTAGGCGCCAAATTCAATGACGTGGCCCTTGTAGTCGCGCTGGGTTGTCGTAATCGGCATATCAGAATCCTTAATAAAAAGGAAATTTTAGCATGATGCGCCGATCACCACTAAAGCCCGGAGCTGGCTTTAAAAGCCGAGCCTTCGCGCGCGGCGAGCGCATCGAGGCGCGCGAAGTGTCAAAGCTCAAGCGCGCCTCGCCAATGGCCAGCACCGGCATGCTCTCCGTGCAGTCGCACCAGCGCACGGCGAAGACGCGCAAGGCCGGATTGAAATCAAAAGAGCGCGCCGTCACGGCCGCCGAGAAATTGCTGTGGTCCCGCTTGGCCGCGCTGGGCTGCGTCGCCTGCGCGAAGGACGGCAATTTCAATCCTCACGTCAGCATTCATCACGTCGACGGCCGGACGAAGCCTGGCTGCCACCAGCTCGTGCTGCCACTTTGCGCCGGTCACCACCAGGACGGTACCGGCCAAGACAAGACGATGGTCGCGGTTCATCCATGGAAGGCGCGTTTCGAAGCGCGCTACGGCACGCAGGCCGAACTGATGGATGAGTGCGCGCAACTCTTATTTGAAAAGCAGGGCGCTGCGGCGTCGCCTGCCACCATTCAACCTACATTGGAACACCCATGAGCGCATTTAGCCCGCAAGAGCAAAAACACCTGAAAGAAGCCGCGTACAGTGAATTCCTGCGCGCCAAGATCAAGCTGGCCCAGCGCAAGGGCTTCGACGTGCCGCTGGCCGATATCCACCCTGGCCTCAAGCCACACACCCGCGACATCGTGCGCTGGGCCTTGGCCGGCGGCCAGCGCGCCATCTTCGCCTCGTTCGGCCTGCACAAGACCAGCACCAACCTAGAGGTGATGCGCCAGATCGGCATCCACCGGCCAGGCCTGCGCCTGATCGTGCTGCCACTGGGCGTGCGCCAGGAGTTCATCCGCGAGGCCGCGAAGCGCTTCACCGGCGAGTACGAAGTGCAGGTGCGCTTCATCCGTACGGACGCCGAGATCGACGGCCAGGACGTCGTCTACCTGACGAATTACGAATCGGTGCGCGAGGGCAAGATTGATGTGCGCAAGTTCCGCGCCGTCGGCCTGGACGAGGCCAGCGTGCTGCGCAGCTACGGCAGCAAGACCTATCAAGAGTTCCTGCCACTGTTCGAGCAGGTCGAGTTCAAGTTCGTCTACACGGCCACGCCGTCACCTAACCGTTTCAAGGAATTGATCCACTATGCGGGCTTCCTGGGCGTGATGGACACCGGCCAGGCCCTGACGCGCTTTTTCCAGCGCGACAGCGAGAAGGCCGGCAACCTGACGCTGTACCCGCACAAGGAACAGGAATTCTGGCTGTGGGTGGCCAGCTGGGCGGTTTTCATCCAGCGCCCGAGCGACCTTGGCCATTCGGACGAAGGCTACGATCTGCCGGCGCTGGATGTGCGCTTTCACGAGGTGCCGAGCAACTACAGCACGGCCGGCGCCGAAAAGAACGGCCAGGGCCTGCTGATCCCGAACGTGGCCATGGGCCTGTCGGCCGCTGCCGGCGAGAAGCGCGACAGCATGGCCGCGCGCGTCGCCAAGGTGGCCGAGATCATGGCTGAGGATCCTGATGATCATTTCCTGATCTGGCACGACTTGGAGGACGAGCGGCACGCCATCCAGGCGGCCGTGCCCGGCGTGGTCAGCGTGTGGGGCACGCAGGACCTGGACCAGCGTGAGCAGCGGATCGCCGATTTCAGCGATGGCAAGATCAAGGATCTGTCGACCAAGCCAATCATCGCCGGCAGCGGCTGCAACTTCCAGGTGCACTGCCACCGCGAGATTTTCGCGGGTATCGGCTTCAAGTTCAACGATTTCATCCAGGCCGTCCACCGCGTCCAGCGCTTCCAGCAGCAGCACGCCGTCCGTATCGACATCATCCACACGGAAGTCGAGCGCAAGGTACTGGCCGACCTGATGGAAAAATGGCGCCGCCACGACGAAATGCAGGCCAAGATGGGCCAGATCATCCGCGCCTATGGCCTCGACCAGCTGTCCATGCAGGACTCGCTCGCGCGCACCATTGGTGTCGAGCGCGCCGTCGTAGCCGGCGAGCGGTTCTCGGTGGCTAACAACGACTGCATGCTCGAAGCCATGCAGCAGCCGGACAACTCGGTGGGCATGATCATCACCAGCGTCCCGTTCGCCAACCATTACGAATACACGCCCAGTTACAACGACTTCGGCCACACCCAGGACAACGACCATTTTTGGGCGCAGATGGACTTCCTGACGCCGGAACTGCTGCGTATCCTGCAGCCTGGCCGCATTTACGCTTGCCACGTGAAGGACCGGATCAATTTCGGCAACGTTACCGGCGCCGGCGTGCCGACTGTCAGCCCGTTCCATGCCGAGGCGCTGTTTCACGGTATTAAGCACGGCTTCGACTACATGGGCATGATCACCGTCGTGACAGATGTGGTGCGCGAAAACAACCAGACCTACCGCCTGGGCTATTCCGAAGTGTGCAAGGACGGCACGAAGATGGGCGTCGGCTCGCCGGAATACATCCTGCTGTTCCACAAGCCGCAGACGGACCGCTCGCGCGGCTACGCCGATGTACCGGTTACGAAGGCAAAGCCGCTGTGCCTGGATGATGCCGGCGACCGGATCCCGTTTGATCGCAAGGCCGCGCCCATTCCCGGTACCGGCTACAGCGTGGCACGCTGGCAGGTCGACGCGCATGCGTTCTGGCGCTCCAGTGGCGATCGCCTGCTGGGCGCGGCCGAGCTGGCCAGCTTCGGGCCGGGCAAGCTGGCGAAGCTTTTCACCAGCATGTCGCTGGACAACGTCTACAACTACGAATACCACGTCGAGGTGGGCGAGGCGCTGCTGTCCGGCAAGGCGCTGCCTGCGGATTACCTCAGCCTGGCGCCGGGCAGCGCTGACCCGGCCGTGTGGCACGACATCGTGCGCATGCGCACTTTGAATGGTGAGCAGTCGGCGCGCGCGGTCGAAAAGCACGTTTGCCCGTTCCAGATCGATATCGTGGACCGTCTGATCGGCCGTTACAGCAATCCGGGCGAGGTGATCTATGACCCATTCTGCGGCCTGGGCACCGTGCCCGTGCGCGCCATGAAGCTGGGCCGTCAGGGACGCGGCAGCGAGCTGAACCCGGCATATTTCGCTGACCAGGTGCACTACTGCCAAGCGATGGAGCGCGAAGTCAGCATGCCTACGCTATTCGATATGGAACTGATGGACGAGGAGAATGCGAAGTGACGCGCGCAAATTTCCGGGAAGCCGTGCTGGGCTCGATGCCTGACCCGAAATCTCGCTCAATTTCTTCTGGGATGTCAACGTCGCGTAACAAGCTTGTTTTGACCGCACCTCCCATTGCTGTGGCTGCTCGCGACATTGTGAGGTCAACGACAGGCGTCCGTGACGCCCCTCATTTTCTGGCATCTTTGACTTGCCTGCGCGCCGTTGGCGCCGCTAAAACAATAGGAGAAAGGCCATGATGCCGACACCCCCCGTGAACATGCGCCGCATTGCGGCCTGCACCACCACTCATGTTCTGCGCCTCAGGGACGACACCGAACTGTGTGACCGTCACAAGGCCCGTAGCCAGGCGCGAAAGCTCAAACCCGAGGGTGAGCCGCTAGTCGCTGCCTTGTTCGGCGCGGCGCATGCGCAGGAGGCTCGCTGATGGGCCGCATTCGCACTGTAAAACCGGAGCTGTTTAAGCATGAAGACCTGTTTGACCTTGAGCAGCAGTCCGGGCTTCCAATCCGCACCGCATTCATGGGCCTTTTCACCTGCTGCGACAAGGAAGGGCGCTTTAAATGGCGCCCGCGCGCGCTCAAGCTCGATATTCTTCCATACGACGAAATTGATTTTTCACGCGTGCTTGACGCGTTGATGACGCGTGGATTTGTAGTGAAATATGAGGTCGAAGGCGAGTTTTTCGGCTTCATTCCGACGTTTTCCAAGCACCAAGTCATAAATAATCGTGAATCTGACTCGGAATTGCCAGCGCCGGACGAATGCTTATGTATATCAATGACTTCGACGCGTGCGGCACGCGTGGATGACGCGACAGTCACGCCCCTTAAGCATGCTCAAGTGGAAGGGAAGGGAAAGGAAGGGAAAGGAAGGGAAGGGGAACAGGAAGGGAAGGAGACTCTTGTCGAGCAAACCCAGCTCGACCCCGTGACGACGATCTTCGCGTTCTGGCAAAAAGTCATGGACTCGCCCAAGTCAGTTCTGGACGACAAGCGCAAGCGGCTGATCGTCAAGGCGCTGAGGGGTTACTCGCCGGCCGACATCTGCAAAGCCATCCGTGGCTGCTCGAAGACGCCTCACAACATGGGCCAGAACGATGCGAGAACGAAGTACAACGGCCTGGGCCTGATCCTGCGCGATGCCGACCACATCGACCGCTTCATCCGCAACGATGCTGGCCAGGCCCGCGCCAACGCAGGCAACGAGACTATCGAGCAGACGAATGAGCGGGTCATGCGCGAGTTGATGGGCGCCTCCGCGCCAGCTGGCGACATCATCGACATGGTGCCGGCATGAACGCCGTCGACACACCGCGCTTCATGCAGCTGCTGGCCGAGACCTTGGCTGCCTACGGCAAGCCGTTGCCCGAGGCCGCGATGGCGCGCGCCTGGCTGGCCAATCTTGAACCGTACCCGCTGCCCACGGTGGCAGCCGCCTTGCAGGCCTATCGCGACGAGAACGGCGAATTTGCGCCGGTGCCGGCCGGCATCGCCAAGCGTTGCAAGCTCATGGACGGCCGCCCGGGCGCGGAGGAGGCATGGGCTATCGCGCTGACCAGCCAGGACGAAATGGCCAGCGTGGTTTGGACGACCGAGATTGCTGAGGCCTTCCGCATCTGCCGGTCAGTGCTCGACTCCAGCGGCGCCATCAGCGCCCGCAAGCCGTTCCTGGAGGCCTACGAGCGCATCGTTGCCGCAGCGCGCGCTGCGCGGCACCCGGCCGAGTGGGTGGCGTCCGTGGGCTGGGACAAGACCCGCCACGTCGAGGTGCTGGGTAATGCGGTGAGGGCAGGGCTCCTTCCGGCGCCGGCCGTGGCAGGCCTGCTGCAGGGCAAGCAGGACCAGACGCCGGACGACGCCGCGCGCGCCCAGCTTGCCGCCATCAAAAAAATGATTTCCGACGGCGCTGCCGCGAAGGAAGCGGCGCGCTTGGAGCGCGTCGAGCAGCAGCGCCTGGCGGACGAAGAATTCAAACGGTCGACCGCTAAGCGCGTGCAGCTTTACCTAGCTGACGGCAGAAATGCACCTGGCCCGGCAAGCGCGAATGCTGCTCAGGATTTGCCAGAGGCACCGCCGCACTGCGCAAGGGCCATGACCGCTACGAAGTGACGTACCCATCAGAAAAAACGGCTTAAAAGGCTTTAAATGAAAAATCAAGAAAACAAAATCGCAGCAAACAAACGCCTGGCCGAGCTGCTGGGCTGGACCAGCATTGTCGAGGTGGGTGGCGCCCTGGTCGGCACGCCGTCGGCGGGCGCCGCCGCAAGTCGCGGCCAGGCGCTGGTACCGGACTGGCTGGGCGACTGGGCGGCGGCCGGGCCGCTGCTTGCGCGGTTCGAAATTTACCCGATGTTCATGTCGACCTATGTCGGCGCAGGCGGCGCCGTCGAGCTTTATTCGGTCCATGGCGGCGACCGTGACGCGGCCGTACGGTTTGCCATCGTCAAGGCGGCAATGCTTCACCTGGAGCATGCGCAATGATGGCCCGTGGCTTGCAAGCGCTGGGCCGCCTCAAGGTCGGCGCCATGAACCAGACGGAGGCGGCCTACGCCAGGACGCTGGAGCTGCGCAAGGCCGCCGGCGAGGTGGCCTGGTACAAGTTCGAAGGCCTGAAATTCCGCCTGGCCGACAACACTTTTTACACGCCGGATTTTGCCGTGCAGCTGGCCGACGGCGCGCTGGAGGCGCACGAAGTGAAGGGGTACTGGCAAGAGGATGCGCGCGCGAAGATCAAGATCGCGGCCGACATGTACCCGCTGCGCTTCATTGCCGTGCAGGCGCTGCCGAAGAAGGCGGGCGGGGGCTGGAAAGTGGAGGAATTCTGATGGCTGCGAACAAGAAGCCGCGCAAGCGGTACATCCCGAAGCCAGCCGTGCTGCCGGCCGGGCTGCGCGCAGACCTCGCATTCGAAATGCCTGGCTTCCAGGCCAGTGAGGCGATGGGGAAGGGGCACTTCCAGGAGCAGCACGTCTACGACCTGCTGAGCAACGCCGATATGGCGCGCCGCATTGCGCCAGCTGGCCATGCCATCCTCCCGGTGGCCCAGGCCATGGTCGAGGCGATTGCCGAAATCCAGGCGCGCGCCCAGCGCACGGGCACCTTCGGCGTCAACGGCGACGAAATGCGCGTGCTGCGCGATGGCGTCGGCAAGACGATGGTCTTCCTGCGCGGCGTACCGAACGTCGCAATTGCGCGCGCTGGCCTTGCAGCCGTGCGCGAATTCAACCGGACCGGCGTGCTGCGTGTGTGAGCGGCCCCGAGGAGTGGCAGGGCTGGCACAGGGCTAAAAAGGGTGTTAACGTTGGCATACAAAATGAAAGGCAAGACATGGGCTTTACAGACCGCTACATCGCATCGATAGGTTCGAGCAACCTGATGGACGACGCGCAGCACCATCAGACGGACCCGCTGGCAGCCGCGGCGCTGGCCGGTGACATCGGTGCGCTGCTGTGCCGCGTGAAGTACGCAGACGGCACGCTCAACCGGATGTTCGAGGGCAACCAGCAGAACCTGGCGCAGCTGCTGCGTATCTGGACTGCAGAAGTCATCCGGCGCGGCCGGGCGCGCCGCTGGCTGCCGGAAAACACGGCCTGGGACGCGCAGTCGGCGCAGGCGCTGTATCACCGTGTGGCCGAGAAGTCGCTGGCGCACTGGCTCGATGGCAAGTGCAAGGGCTGCAGCGGCACCGGCGTCAAGGTGCTGCTGGGGAATGGACAGTGCACGTCGTGCAAGGGAACCGGCGTGGCGCCAGTGTACGGCGTGGCTGGCTTGGAGCTGGAGCGGGTCAAGGACATGGTGAGCGAGCTGAGCGCCATTTACGACAGCCATTCTGGCCGGGCAGGCGGTCTGTTACGCGGCGGAGATATGTAGTGCAGGTTTTCTTTAAGCCTGTGTTTACAAACAGTATTTCTGCGGTATACTTCAGACCATAATTCAAGAAAATTCTTCCGGAAATCGTAATGTGCGCATCGCGCCACCGATAGCTGGAACTCGCGACAGTACCCGGACCCAGCGCCGTACCTGCACGCCTTGAATTTGCCGCTCACCACGCACTATGGCCGTGGGAGCAAGCCAAGCCCGACGCGCAAGCGACTCGGGCTTTTTTCATTGATTATGTTTTGTGTATTGCAAAAACTGCTAAACGCCACTGGATTGGTTGATTTGCAGGGTGCTGCGCATGAATTTGCGGTGGCAGGATGTGCCCTTTAGCAATTCCGATTTCATGACCACATCCATCGCAACGATAGATGCCCGCGTCCGGAGCTGCAATGCCTGGGTTGTGCAGTAGGTCAAACGCCCTATGGTCAATCTTCGAAACAAACTGATCATATTTAAAGCTAGCCATTGATTCCCTCCGTTTGAGTTGATGAAAAGTGTATTGGTTTATGCCAACTTCTTATTATTGCACATTGTCGCTTTGAAATTTTTAAATGATAACAATTGCATTTTCTTGCCTCACTGGCGCAACCTGTATCCATACAGCAACAGCGACATCGTGCGCGATGAAGCAAAATTCGCAGGCATTTAGACCGCGAACACGCTGAGCCGCAGCGCTTGTCGGCTGATGACTCGAAGGTAGTCATGTAAGCCGACCGGCCAGCAGGTTTGCTGCTGTGTGGCTGACGCGCGGACCTGACGGCTTGAAAGCTGCATAAGGTCACCGGTTCGATTTCGCGGGTGTAGCTCAATGGCAGAGCGGAAGCCTTCCAAGCTTTCCACGCGGGTTCGATTCCCGCCGCCCGCTCCAAATTCTCCTTGCCCGGTACGCTGGGTTTCGCCGCTGGCCGCATCACTGCGCTGGCGGTTTTTCTATTTGAGGTGCTGCATGTTCGATATCGACTTCCGCCGGATGATTATCACCATCGCGTTGGCGGGCGCCGTGATCGGTGGTACCGTCGTCGCGCTCATGCTGCTGGCTTGGCCCTGGCTGTGGGCCATCGCCAAGCCAGCGCTGCACGCCTGGACGACCTAACACTTGCGACTGCCAGCGCGCTCCAGTGGCAGGGCTTACAAAACGGGCGCAGCTCACCGACGTAGCAAAGATCCAGAGGACTCCAGCCGCGATGCACCGCGGCGCCTGCTGGGGGCGGGCGGTGGCACAACGAAAGCAGTCATGCAGAAAATTCAACACCCATCGAATAACGGCGTGCTCGGTGCGCCTGCCGGCTGGGACCAGGCCGAGTTGCCGTGTGGCGCTCTGCCGATCACGCGCACGCACGTTGGCGATCTGCCTGCAGTGGTGTCGTATTGGCGCCCAAGCGCCGAGGAGCTGGCCGTGCTGAATGCCGGCGGCTCTATCGCGCTTTGGGTGCTGGGCGCGACCATGCCGCCGGTCAATTTAAGCATCGAAGGCGCGTGAGACACTACATTTAGTAGGTGACGAGCGAAAGTGTCAAAAATCACCGGGATGAGACCGCCAGAATTACCGTCAAACACTACATCTAGTAGGTCGGAATGAAGAAAAACCGAAATTCCGCTGCGCCCACCTCAGCGCGCCCGATGCCACCGCCCGAGTTCGCCGACCCGCTGAACAACCGTTACATCCCCGCGCCCGAGGTGCTCAAGTGGGCGCGCGCAACCATCCTCCCCGAAGGCGGCGAGCTCTACAACGAAGACCACGCCCACCTGGAATATGTCGACGTACAGTTCCTGTGGGCGCCTGGCAGCTTCCAGAAGCAAGGGCGCACCGTGCTGGGCCAGTGCGAGGAAATGACGTTCCGCTGTGGGCCGTGGCAGAAAGGCCGCCAGCAACAGCAGATGGCCGACTGGTTCGGCGCGGTGCCGGACTTCCTCATTACCCTGGACGCATCATATTGCCTGACCTGCAGCGACGCCGAATTCTGCGCGCTGCTCGAGCACGAGCTTTATCACATCAGCCAGGAGCAGGATGAATTCGGCGCGCCGGCCTTCAACAAGTACGGTCTGCCGAAGCTGTGCATGCGCGGCCATGACGTCGAAGAGTTTGTCGGCGTGGTCCGGCGCTACGGCGCAAGCGAGGACGTGCAGCGCATCATCGACGCGGCAAAGACGGCGCCAGAAGTGGCGAAAATCAACATAGCGAGGGCGTGCGGAACGTGTCTGCTGAAGGCCGCGTAGGCTTTACGTTGCTTTACAGGAAACTAAAACATGGCCGCACTCAAGGACGAGGTGAAGCTGTACATCGTCAACGCGCTGGCCTGTTTCGACTCGCCCACGCAGGTGTCGATAGCGGTAAAAGAGGAATTCGAGCTCGATGTGAGTCGCCAGCAGGTGTCCTGCTACGACCCGAATACCTACGTCGGTAGGAACCTGAGCCAGAAATGGCGGACGATTTTTGAAGAGACGCGCGCCAAGTTCCGCGCCACTGCCGAGGAAATCCCAATCGCCAGTAAGGCATTCCGCCTGCGTGGCCTGGGCCGCCTGGCGCAGAAGGCCGAGAACATGCGGAACTTGCCGCTGGTGGCCAGCCTCTATGAGCAGGCCGCCAAGGAAGTGGGCGACATCTACGTGAACAAGGGCAAGGCCGAGCCGGCCGACCAGGCGCCCACACCTGTCGCCATCACCTTCGGCGTGAAAGACGCCAAGCGCCATGACGACAATCCAGTTTGACCTGAACGTCCCGCAAGCGAGCTTCCTGCAGCTGCCGCACAAGTTCAAGGCCTACGTGGCCGGGTTCGGCTCGGGCAAGACGTTTGTGGGCTGCGCCGGCATCTGCGCCCACTTTTGGCAATGGCCAGGCATCAACCAGGGCTACTTCGCGCCGACCTATCCGCAGATTCGCGACATCTTCTATCCCACGATGGAGGAGGTGGCCTACGCGATGGGCCTGCGCATCAAGGTGAAGCAGGGCGACCACGAAGTCGAGGTGTACGAGGGCCGCCGGTACCGTGGCACGGTCATCTGCCGCTCGATGGAGAAGCCGGAAACCATCGTTGGCTTCAAGATCGGCCACGCGCTGATCGATGAACTGGACGTGATGCCGCTGAAGAAGGCGCAGACGGCCTGGCGCAAGATCATCGCCCGTATGCGCTACAAGGTGCCGGGCTTGATGAACGGCATCGACGTGACGACGACGCCCGAGGGCTTCAAGTTCGTCTACCAGCAGTTCGTGAAGGCCATCCGGGATAAGCCGGAGCTGGCCAGCCTGTACGGCCTGATCCAGGCCAGCACGTTCGACAACGAGCTGAACCTGCCAGACGACTATATCCCGTCGCTGATGGCCAGCTACCCGCCGGCGCTGATCGACGCTTACCTGCGTGGCAAGTTCACCAACCTGACCAGCGGCAGCGTGTACGCTGATTTCGACCGCGCGCTGAACCACACGAACGAGATCATCCTGCCCGGCGAGCCGCTGATGGTGGGGCTGGACTTCAACGTCCAGAACATGACCGCCTGCGTCAACGTGGTGCGCGATGGCCTGCCACGCACGCTGGCCGAGCGCGTGCAGGTGCGCGACACGCCAGCCATGGCCAGGATCCTGAAGGAAGACTTCAAGGACAAGGGCCACCAGGTGAAGATTTTCCCGGATGCGTCCGGGCAGAACACCAGCAGCAAGAACGCCAGCGAGTCCGACCTGTCCATTTTGCGCCAGGCGGGATTCCTGCTCGAAGTGAACCACTCAAACCCTGCGGTCAAGGACCGGGTCAACGCCTACAACGGTATGATCCTGAACGCCCAGGGCGAGCGCCGCTGGAAGATCAACACCGACCAATGCCCGACGACGACCGAGGCGCTGGAGCAGCAGGTGTGGGGCGCCGACGGCCAGCCAGACAAGAAATCTGGCCATGACCACCCGAATGACGCGAACGGCTACTTCCTCGTGAAGCGCTACCCGATCGTGAAGAGCACGACGACCACCGCGCCGCTGCGCATGTAACAACAAGGATTTCCATGACCGATGTACGCACACAATCAGCCGAAGCGGCCAAGCTGAACGAGGATTGCGCGCTGATCGCCGCGCTGCTGGGCGGCACAAAGACCATGCGGGCGGCCGGCAGGAAGTATCTGCCGCAGTGGCCGGGTGAGGACAGCGAAAGCTACGATCTGCGCCTGGCCGTCGCCACACTGTTTCCAGCCTACGCCCGCACCATCGACGTGCTGTCGGCCAAGCCATTCAGCAAGCCGGTGACGCTGGGCGAGGATGTGCCGGAACGGATCAAGCCATGGCTGCAAGATGTCGACCTGTCTGGCCGTGACCTGCATAGCTTCCTGTCGGAAATTACCCAGGAGGCGATGGGCTATGGCTTCGCTGGCATCCTGGTCGACTTCCCCAAGGCAGGAAATCTGGTCACGAAGGCGGACGAGCAGGCCGCTGGCGTGCGCCCGTACTTCGTCCAGGTGCACGTGCAGAACGTCCTGGGCTGGCTGCCGAAGAATGCGACCAGTCTTGACGGGCTGACCCAGCTGCGGTTGCTGGAAAGCGTGTCCGAGCCGAATGGCGACTTCGACACCAAGGAAATCGAGCAAGTGCGCGTCCTGGGGCGCGGCACCTGGCAGACTTGGCGCCAGCGCGATACGGCTGGCAAAAAGGACTGGGTGCTGCACGAGGAGGGGGCCACCTCGCTGAAACGCATCGCATTCGTGCCCGTCTACGGCAAGCGACTGGGCTACATGCAGGCCACGCCGCCGCTGCTCGAGCTGGCGCATAGCAACGTCGAGCACTGGCAGAGCAAGAGCGACCAGCAGAATATCCTGCACGTCGCGCGCGTACCGATCCTGTTTGCCAAGATGCTGGGCGAGGGCGGTATCACGGTCGGCGCCGGCAGCGCGGTCAAGTCCGAATCGCCAGAAGGCGACCTGAAATTCGTGGAACACGGCGGCAAGGCTATCGAGGCCGGCCGTCTGTCCATCCTCGATCTGGAAGACCGCATGCGCCAGGCCGGCGCCGAACTGCTGGTGATCAAGCCGGGCAACGTGACCGAATCGCAGACCCTGGCCGACAACGAGCAGGGCGCATGCGCGCTGCAGAAGATCGCGGGCAACGTCGAGGATGCAGGCGACCAAGCGCTGCAGTTCATGGCTGAATGGGTGGGCGAGGCCGAAGGTGGCCATATCACCATTTTCAAGGACTTCGGCGCCGCTTCGCTGGCCGAGGCCAGTGCCGAGCTGCTGCTCAAGAGTGCCGCCAGCGGGAAAATCTCGGGCGAGACGTACTTCAACGAGCTGCAGCGCCGCGGCATCCTGTCGCCGGACCTGGACTGGGAGACGGAGCAGGAGCGCATCCAGTCGGCTCCGCCCGACTTGGTGGGGGCATAAATGGGGGCGCTCGAAGAGTGGATTGCCGAGCTGTTCCTCGTGCATTCCCTGAATCTGCAGCGTTTTTCTGCGGACGTACAAGGCAAGATCGTTGCGCTGATGGGCGCCTTGTCGAAGGAGCTCGCGGGCAAGTTGGGCGAGGGCGAGGTGTCGAGCTATGGCAAACAGCGGCTGGCTGCGCTGCTGCGCGAATCGAATGCGGTGATTTCCTCGCATTACAGTGGCATGGAAGCGGAAGCCATGCGCAACCTGCTGGGCATGACGCGCATCGAGGCGGACTACACTGCCAAGGTGTTGGCGCAGGGTCTCAAGATTGAGTTGGGCGCCAAGCTTCCGCCGGCCACTTACCTCGAAAAGCTGGTCGGCGACACCTTGATCAAGGGGGCCTCGTCAGCCAGCTGGTGGAAGCGCCAGGAGCTGGCCACGCAGTTCAAGTTTGCTGACCAGGTGCGGCTCGGTGCTGCACAGGGCGAAACGACGTCACAGATTGTGGCGCGAGTTATCGGCACCAGTGCCAAGGCCGCCGGCGGCGATGCGGAGGTCATGCCCGGCATCTTAAAGACGTCCGAGGCGAACGCCCGCGCGCTGGTGCACAGTTCGGTGCAGGCCGTGGCCAACGCCGCGCGGCTTGCCAGCTTCCAGGCGAATGCCGACCTGATCGAGTGCCTGGTGTGGCTGGCCACCTTGGATTCGCACACATGCTTGCTGTGCGCTGTTCGTGATCAAATGGAATATACGCTGGACGATCAGGAGCCGATTGGGCATACGCATGAATGGGCGGGCGGCCCGGGAGCCATCCATTTCAGTGACCGCTGCGTGCTCAGCACGCGCACCAAGTCTTTCAAGGACTTGGGTATCGAACTGGACGAGCCGGGCGAGAGCACGCGACCCAGCGACGGCGGTGCGGTCAGCAGCAAGATGAACTTCGCCAGCTTCCTGGCCAGCAAGGACAAGGCCTGGCGGGCCGAGTACTTGGGCCCGGGCCGTGCCGAGATGTACGAGGCGGGCAAAATCACGCTGAATGACTTGATGAACCTCAAGGGCAGGAAGCTGACGCTGGAGCAGCTGCAGGCGAAGTACAAATAGAATTTTTCATACCAACGAAGGCCGCACGGGCAACCAGGCGGCCTTTTTTATTGCCGCAAGCGGACGCGACGCGGCGCACGGCCGGAAGGCCATTGATAGGGCGGATGCCCGGAAAGAACGACCATGCCATTCAAATATGACGCAAACGGCAATATCGCCATGGATGCCGATAAGAAGCCGATCTTCATCAATACTGATGGTGCCGAAGCGCCGTTCGATGCTGATGCTACGGTCGCCACCATTGGCCGCCTGAATGGCGAGGCCAAGGCGCACCGCATCGCCAAGGAAACCGCCGAAGCAGCATTAAAGCCATTTAAGGATGCCGGTATCGAAGACGCGGCAGCCGCAGCCCAAGCGATCACGTTGGCTAAAAACATCAAGGACGGCGACCTGGTCACCGCAGGCAAGGTTCAGGAAATCAAGGACGCCGCCACGCGCACCGCGCAAGAGCAGGTCGCAAACGCTACGCGGGCCGCCGAAGAAAAGCAGCGCGCACTGACCGAGCAGAACGAAAAGCTCACGCAGAACCTGAACAACCACATCATCGGCGGCAGTTTCGCCAGTTCCAAGTTTATTTCCGAAAAGCTGGCCATTCCTGCAGATATCGCGCAGAAGGTCTTCGGCGACCGCTTCAAGGTCGACAACGGCAAGCTGGTCCCGATGGGGCCGGATGGCAACCCGATTTTTTCCGCCACCCGCCACGGCGAGCATGCCGATTTCGAAGAAGCTCTTCAGGTCATGGTTGGTCAGTACGCCAACAAGGACATGATCCTGAAAGGTAGCGGCGCCTCCGGTGGTGGCGCGTCTGGTGGCGGTGCTGGCGCCGGTGGCGGCAAGACCATCACGCGCGCGCAGTTCGATTCGATGGATCAAGCGCAGCGCGCCGCCGCTTTCAAAGACGGTGCGAAGATGGTTGATTAATTGATATTTACGTAAGACCGGCCCGCCTTTGCGGGCTTTTTATTGCCCTGGCGGTGGATGCCAAAGGGGTGCTTTGGGCTGGATGGCCTGTTTGCAACAACTCCCAAATCACTCTCTTTGAAGGCCACACACAATGCCAAACGTATTGAACAACCTCGCCGCCGATATGTACCGCGCGGCGGATATCGTCGGTCGCGAAATGATCGGCATCATTCCATCGGTCACCCTGAACACCGCTTCGGTGGCTGTCGCGATGGGCGATACCGTGCGCTCGCACTTCACCCGCGCCGCAGTGGTGCAGGGCATGACGCCATCCATGACTATTCCGGAGGGTACCGACCAAACGGTCGATAACAAAACGCTGACCATCGACACACCGGCCAGCGTCCAGATTCCATGGACCGGCGAGGATATGCGGCACGTCAACAACGGAGCCGGTTTCGAAACGATCTACGGTGACCAGATTGCCCAGGCTTTCCGCGCCATCACCAACCAGATGGAAGCGTCGGCCTGGCAACTGGCCTACAAAGCCGGCTCGCGTGCCTTCGGCATCGCTGGCACCACGCCATTCGGCTCGAACTTCAACGAAGTGGCCGAAGTGCGCCAGATCCTGGTCGACAACGGCTGCCCGGATGATGGCCAGCTGTCGATGATTTTCAACACCGCCGCCGGCACCAAGCTGCGTAACTTGTCCAGCCTGCAGAAGGTGAACGAGTCCGGCACTGACCAGCTGCTGCGCCAAGGCGTGTTGCTGAATCTGCAAAACATCATGCTGAAGGAATCGGCTGGCATCGGCATCGCGACTAAAGGTACCGGAACGGGTTACACCACCAATGCCGCTGGCTATGCAGTTGGTGCCACCTCGATCACTCTGATTTCCGGCGCCGGTACCTCCGTTGCAGGCGACACCGTGACGTTCGCCGGTGACGGCAATCAGTACGTGGTCGCCGCTGGCCTGGGCGCGCCTGGCGTTCTGACCATCGCCGAGCCCGGCCTGCGCCAAGCAATCCCAGCGGCCGCGACGGCAGTCACTATCGGCAATAGCTACACCGCAAACATTTGCCTGCACAAAGCAGCGTTCGAAGTGGCGATGCGTCCGATGTCTGACCCGGCCGGCGGCGATGCTGCCGTCGACAAAATGCTGATTCAAGACCCGCGCAGCGGCTTGATCTTCGAAGTCGCTGCCTACAAAGGCTTCAAGAAGGCAATGTTTAACGTTTCTTGTGTCTATGGCATGAAAGCGTGGAAGTCGCCGAACATCGCAGTTCTCAAGGGTTAATCTCCCACCATCAACCAAGGGGCCTCGGCCCCTGTTTTTAGAGGTGACCATGTCCACCGTCCCGACCGTAAAGATCGTATCCCTCCAATCGCACGAGAATCCTGATGGCTTCATCGTGATCAACAAAGCCGACTTCGACCCCGACGCGCACGAGCTGTACGGCGACGACAACGACCTGGGCGCGCCCACCGAGCGTGCACCAACCATGGCCGAACTGTTGGCCGCGCGCGACCAGCTGCTGGCGCGCGAGCGCGAACTGGAGGCCGAAAAGGAGCGCATTACCGCGAAGGAGCAGCTCCTGGCCGAGCAGGCGCAGGCCAACGAGGCCGAAGCGCAGCGCCTGCGCGATGAGGCGGCAAGCCTCCAGACTGCCAAGGATGCAACTGCTGCCGCTGCACAGGTGCAAGTTGCAGCGGCCACGGCCACGGCCGAAAAGCCAGCCAAAGCTGCCAAGGCGTAATCCTCGGCCAGCGCCGCCCCGTACGCCGGGGCATTCCATAAACCGCATTCCCGAAAGCCACTATGCCAACCATCACCGCCGGCGGCACGCCGCAAACTATCATCTTGCCCGTGGGCCAAGTCTTGAACGTCAGCGGCGGCGCCGGAACGGCTGGCGTGGCCTATCTCCTCGATCCAATGCTGGGTGGCACAAACTCGGTGCAATCGTGGATGATTGGCGTTGGTGCGCTATTGCCAATCGGGCCGTATGCAGACCAGCAGCGCTTCCTGGTGACGTGTTCATCAGGGAGTGTTGATGTGAGCTTAGGTAATGCGGTGCTGGGTGCGCCGCGCGTTGTAAAAAATGTGGCTGGACTTGCTGACAGCGCTGGCACGCTGCTGCCAGCAACGGGCCCAGCCGGAGTATTGAATTTCAATCCCGCTCGAATGCGAAAATGGTGCGCTGCTAAAGCGCGCGTGCTGTCGAAGGCTGGCCGTGGCATCGTCGCCCTGATGGGGGATTCTCGTACTACAGGATTCGGCGCGGCAGGTACCGCCAATTTTGTCGGCGCCCGGGCAAAGAACAGGGCTGCGCAACTTGCCGCATTTTTGAATGCGCAGGGCCTGCCCGCTCATACAGACAGTTTCTTCTGCGATGGCAATATCAATTCGGTAGGCGCCACCGCGCCCCAATACGATCCACGCATCACCATGGGGGCGGGCTGGACCAACAGCGGCGCTTTCAACGTAGTGCAGTGGACGGGTTTTGGCATCGCGTTCTCGAACCTGACCACGCTGAATGCAATGTCGTTCACTCCGGACAACCCGACCGATACGGCGGACGTCTATTACTTGACGCGCCCAGGTTTCGGCTCATTCACTATCAGCGTGGGTGGTAATGTTATTAAAACCATAGATGCCAACGTGGCGCAGAGCATCAAGAAGGAGACCGTGACGTTCCCGCGCGGTGCGAACACTGTCACGTTCACGCCTGCGGCACTGGGTTCAGGCGTGTTCGTTTATGGCTGCGATTGCTATGACTCGACGATGCCAAAGATTTCCGTATGGACTCTCGGAAATTCCGGCGGCGGAGTGGCCAACCTGACCTACAACACCTATCCCTGGGAGGGCACGCAGCCCTTCAAGCTTGGAGTCATGACGCCCGACATCGTGATTCTTGATATCGGCGTCAACGATGCGAACAGTGCGATGGCCCTGGCCACGTACTCGCAGCGCCTTACTACCATTGTGGACAACGTGCAGACAGGCGGGAGCAATTGCATTCTCAGCACATTTTTGCCCGCCAGTCTGGCTTCCTGGCCAAGAGCGGCGCCGCCGTTGGTGCAGCCGTACTGGGATGCAATCACCGGCGCTGCAATAGCGAAGGGATTGCCGCTTATCGACCATGCTTCACGATTCGGATCGTATGAGCTTTCAAACCCGCTTGGTTTGTATGCGGACACCCTGCATCAGAATGGTGTGGCGATGGCGGATCAGGCCCAGATCGATGGTGCTGTATTGCTAGCGGCATAAGTAAAAAATGGGTTCGGAGGCGTTTGCGGCGCGCCAAATGGCTGTTATTAAAAAGGATATCCATGATCATCACTGAAACCGGCGCCGGCTTGCCCGACGCCGAGTCCTACGCCAGCGTCGCTGCGGCGGACGCGCGCTGTGCCAGCCTGGGCTCGACCGCCTGGGCTGGGCTGGCCGATGCCGACAAGGAAATCGCACTGCGTAAGGCTATGATCTTCATGGGCACCTACCGCACGCGCTGGGCTGGCCGCCGCGTGCATCAGCGCCAAGCGCTGGATTGGCCGCGCTACAACGTGGCCGTCGACGGCTTCATCGTGCCCAGCACCACCGTGCCGGTCGACGTGGTCAATGCCTGCATCGATCTGGCGGTACGCGCCGGCAGCGGCGAGGACTTGCTGCCAGACCTCGACACCGGTTCGAACGCGATCAAAAAAGACAAGACCGGCCCGCTGGAGACGGAGTACTTCCAGAACACCACGGACGCGCGCGAGCGCTTCGTCGCTGTGGACGCGCTCCTGGCGCCTTACTTCGGCTCAGCCGGCGGCGGCAATTCGATGAAGGTGGTGCGAGCATGACAATCATCGCCTGGGACGGCCAGACCCTCGCCGCAGACAAGCAGGGCACCAATTACGGCTGTGCTTACGCTGTCACGAAAATCCATCGGGTACCAGGAGGCCTGGTGGCGTTCAGCGGCTCCGGCTCGCATGCCGCCGCGCTCTTGAAATGGTTCGAGGCCGGCCGGCCTGCCGATGCTTATCCAGTTGGCACCGAAGAAAACGGAGCGGGCAGCATGTTCATCGCCTCGGATCGGAAAATATTCATATATGCCCATAACGGACCGCACCCTGAATTAATCGAGGAGAGGTTCTTCGCGCGTGGTGCCGGCCGCGACTACGCCTTGGCTGCAATGCATTTAGGGAAAAGTGCACGCGAGGCGGTGGAGGTGGCATGCTTTTTTGATACGTCATGCGGCAAAGGCATCGACGTGCTGGAGATCGAATGACCGACTACACCAAAACCGCCGCGCGCGCCGACCAGTCCCTGCGCCGCAAAGGCGGCATCGTGGTGCTGCGCCAGGTCGTGACCGGCGAATACGACCCGGACCTGGGCGCGGCGCCCACCGTCACCACGGACTATGAAGGTACGGGCGTGAAGATCGCCTACGAGGCCGAGAACATCGATGGCACATTGATCCAGGCAGGCGACCAGAAGCTACTGCTTTCGCCGCTGCAGCGCAATGGCCAAGCCATGCCGGTTCCGACGGCGGCCGACCTGGTGCTGTTCGGCGGCGCCAGCTACACGGTGAAGAGCGTCGAAACCACAGCGCCGGTCGACGTGGCCGTGCTGCACACGCTGCAACTCAGGGGGCTTTGATGGCAAGCATGTCCTTTTCGATGCAAATCGCTGATTTCATCGCCAAGACGAAGGCCAGCCAAGATCTGGTGGTGCGCGCTATCACCATGAAGATTGCTGAAGAAATCGACAGCAGGTCGCCTGTTGGTGACGCCACATATTGGAAGAGCAAGCCACCACCGGGTTACGCTGGCGGCAGATTTAGGGGTAATTGGCAATTATCTATAGGCTCGCCGACTGCCGCCACCCTTGATCGTATCGATAAAGATGGCTCAGCCACGATGGCGGCGAATGGGGCTACCATAAAGACCGCTAAATCAGGCGATGTTATCTATCTGGTGAACAATCTTCCCTATGCAAGAAGAATCGAAGAGGGATGGTCCGGTAAGGCTCCGATTGGCGTGGTTGCCATCACGGTAGTGAAATTTAGCGTCATCGTTGACAATGCAGTGAACGGCGTGCGCAGCGGCACCACCGCCAGCGAATTCGCCCAAGGCTATTCGACCTACAAATTATGAGCCAACCAACAATACGCGCCGTGCTGGAATCGGTCCTGGCCAGCCTTGCACCGGCCATCGACACCGCATGGCAGAACGTGCCATACACCCCCGTCACCGGCCGGCCGTATCAAGCTGCCTACCTGCTGCCAGCGGAGCCGAACAACTATTCTATGGGCGACGGCGCACGCCAGGAGCGCGGCATCTTCCAGGTCAGCTTGCTGTATCCGCCAGGGCAGGGCACCGCGGCGGCCGGTGCGCGCGCTGAAATGATCGCGGCGTTATTCAAGCGCGGCGCAAACTTCACGAAGGGCGATGTGACCGTGCAGATCGAGCGCACGCCCGAAATCGCGGACGGCCGCGAGGACGGGGACCGTTGGATGGTCCCTGTCAAGATCAGGTATTTCTGCAACCTGTAACCCGCATCACCCCACACAGATCGCCTCGGCGGTCTTTTTTTTCGACCAAAGAAAGGCAATCCACATCATGACCACTGCAAACGGCATCGACAGCCTGCTCGTTATCGGCAAGCAACCAGCGGAAGGCACGAAGGCCTTGGCCGCCGCCGGCCGCCTCTATCCGCGCGTCACCGCGACGTTCGACACGGACGCCGACAAGTACTCGAGCAACGAAATTGACCCGAGCCAGCAGCAGGGCGATACCCGCCTGGGCAACTTCCGCACCTCCGGCGCCATCAAGGGCGAGGCGAGCTGCGGCACCTACGCCGTGCTGCTGGCCGCGCTGCTGCGCCGCGACTTCACGGCCGGCGGCGTTACCGCAGCGCAAAACACCATCGCATCGGGTGCTACGGGCCTGACGCGCAGCGTCGGCTCGTTCCTGGCAGATGGCCACCGCGCCGGCACCGTCGTGCGCATCGGCGGCTTCCTGACCACCGGCGCTGCCAACAATGCCAAGAACTTCTTCGTCACCTCGGCTACCGCGTTGAAGCTGACGGGCCAGTTCATGGACGGCAGCGCCATGACGGTGAAGGTGGAGGGCGATCCCGTGACCGTGACCGCAACCGGCAAGCGCAGCTTCACGCCGCTGACCGGCCACACCACGGACTGGTTCACCGCAGAAGTGCAGGATCCGGGCATTGCCGTGAATCGTTGCTTCATCGACCAGCTGGTGAGCAAAGTCGACATCGCCGTGCAACCGAACGGCATCACAAGCATGGATTTCACCTTGATGGGCAAGCTGGAAGGCCCAACCACGCCGGCGGCGTATTTCGCGGCGCCAGCATCCACGCCTGGTACCGGCAAGTTCTCGGGCGCCACCGCGATGCTGTCGGTGGCCGGCATCCCTTCGCAAATCTGCACGGGCATGTCGCTGTCGCTGGATGGCCAGGTCAAGATCGATCCCGTGATCGGCTCCAAGTTCGCCACGGCCGCATCGCGCGGCAAGGTGCTGGGCAGCGGCCAGTTCACGGTGCTGATGCAGGACTCGGCATACATCGACTACTTCAAGCAAGAAGTCGAGATGCCTTTGGCCTACGCCATGGCGGCAAGCACGGCGCCGCTGGCCGACGTCATGACTATCGCCATGGGCCGCATCAAGATCACCTCGGCGAAAGTCGATGATGGCGAGAAAAACAAGATCGTCACGTGCGCTTTCGACATCCTGCGCTACCAAGGCGCCGACGCGCAGCACGAGGCCACGACCGTGGCCTTCCAAGACACTAGTTTGTAACCAATCCGCCCGGCCACACGCCGGGCTTTCCATGAAGGGCTCTGCCATGCAAGAACTGAAATTCAACGAACACAATTTTGCTCTGGTCGAGCTCGATGGCCGCACTTGGCTGACCGCCGCCGATATCGCAGTCGCACTGGGCTACAAGCGGAGCGACCAGGTGTCGCGAATTTTCGAGCGCCATAAGCGCGAATTTTCGACATCGATGACCTCGATTGTCGAGACCGTCAGTTTGGGAAACGCGAATCTGGTCAATGAAGTTCGCCTGTTCAGCCTTCGCGGCGCGCACTTGATCGGCATGTTCTCCCGGACTGCAAGTGGCCAGGCTTTCCGCGCCTGGGTACTCGACCAGTTGGATGAGGTGGACCGCCAAGCCGCGCCCACCCGCTCGCTGATGGCGGCGTGGTTCAAGGCTAGGGCGGCCGTCGACGCGCAAGACAAGTTTGCCAGCATGTGCGGCAAGGGCCTGAGCGAGCATAAGCAGGTCAAGCCTCCGTTGAAAAAGGCACTCGACCAGATCGCAACACAGATTCAACCATCACTTCTTTCTTGACCCGGCCAAGCGCCGGGTTTTCTTTTTGGCGCAAGCGCCACCCCAGCACCGACCGGTCGCTGTCGCCTTCGTGGGCGCGGCGGCCGGCACGGGCATTGTTTATTACCCACGAAAGGCATTACCCATGAATACGACCCAAGCAACCCTGAATACCGCACAAACCCTGGCCGTCGCCGGCTTCGATATCGCCAACCTGTCCGCGCCTGCCGCGCGCGTGACCTTCGACGTACCCGTGATCTTCGACGCCGACGGCGAGCCCGTGGCCGGCATCAAGATCGTCGGCAAGAATTCCGACGAGTACCGCAAGGAAAGCCACGCCGTGCGCGCTGAAGGCTATAAGAAGTCGGCAAAGCGCAAGACCGCCATCGACGCCTCCACCGACGAAGGCGCGGATCAGCTGGTGCACGTCATCGATGACAACCAGAAGCGCCTGGCGCTGGCCGTGGCAGTCGACTGGTACGGCTTCACCAGCAACGGCGCCGTCGTGCCGTTCGACAAGGGCCTGATTGCCACGGCGTTCGACAAATACCCGACCTGGCAAGAGCGCGTCACGGCCGCCCTGGAAAATGACGCCAATTTTTTGAAGGTCTAACCCAGGCCCTGCTGCTGTACGCCGATCACCTGTTTGATCGTGCGGCAGCGGCAGGCGATGGCAATGCCAAGGGCGACCACTTGGACACCGCCCGGCAAAACCCGCTTTACCGGGCGCCCGAGGCGCCAGCGGTGCCGCAGCTGCCGCCCGAGCTGGCCTACATCTGGACCTGGTTCACCCAGATAAACCAGAAGCGCCAGTGCGGTATGGCCGTGAACGCGCTCACCAGCGCTGAAATACTCGCCTGGCAGGCGCGTCACGGTGTCCGCTTCGATCCGTTCGAAGAGGGCGTGATCGATCGCCTCGATGCGCTGTTTATTTATCACCAAAACAAGAAGGAAAAATAATGCCTGATATCGCCGAGCTTGGCCTTTCGATTGACACGCGCCAACTGGAGCAGGGCGCCCAGGCCATGGATCGCCTCGGCGCCGCCAGTGAGAGTGTCGAGAAGAAGGTCGACAGCGCGACGACGGCCATAGACAAACTTGGCAAGGCGAGCGCGGACGCCAAGGGCAAAACTACGGAAGGCGCAGCCGCTGTCGATGCTGTGGGCGAGGCAGGCGCGCGCGTGGTCCAAAAGGTGGATGCTGCGACCGCTTCTATCGACGCGATGGGCGCCACCGCCACCCGCATTCGCACTGTTTTCCTCGGCGGTAGCAACACGCTCGACGGCTTCATGGGTTCGTCGATGGGCGTCTGGCGTAGCAGTGAGGCTGCCGCTGCAGGGATTGATAGTCTTGGCAATGCCGCGGAACGCACCTGGAAGAAGCAAGCTGACTACAACGGGGCCATGAACGATACTGCGCGCATTATGCGGCAGGCCGCCGACGCTGCGCGCACCCTGGAAGAGTCCAACCACCGAATGTTGCTTGAGCTGCAGCGCGAGATCGACACTTTCGGCATGGCACGCGGCGAACTGGAGCGCTATCGCGCCGCCGAGTTGGGCCTGGGTAGCGCGGCCCAGACCAAGGCAGCGGCATTAGGCAATAGCATAGATGCCATGCACCGCGAAGAGCGGGCCGCCCGCGATGCAGCGGGAGCGCAGGATCGGGCAGCAGCCGCTGGTGATCGTTTTATCAAGAACCTGCAGGACCAAGTGGCCACGTTGGGAATGACGACCCAGCAGCTACAAACCTACCGCGCCGCCCAGTTGGGCGTATCCGATGCCGCAGCTCCGTTAATCAACAAGCTGGCGGAGACAGGAGAAGGCGCCAAGAAGGCTGGTGGCCATATGGAAGGCTTCAGCTTCCAGTCGGCCAGCGCGAAACGTGAACTGCTCGTGCTCGCTCATGAATTGAGCCAAGGGCAGTTCCAGCGCTTCGGTGGTTCGATGATGGTTCTTGGCGAACAAACTGGCGCGGCCGGCCTGCTCTTCAGTAGCACCGGCCTGGCCGTGCTGGGCCTGGCGGCGGCCATTGCAACGGTCGGGTACGCCCTGATCAAAGGCGCAGGCGAGCAGCGTGAAATGAATAATGCCCTGATCTCGACCAACAACTATGCCGGCGTGACCAGCGACAGGTTGAATGATATGGCACATGCGGCAACCGAGGCTGGCGGAAGTATTCGTGAGGCAAAGAAGGTCGTTACGGAACTGGCTGGCACGGGCAAATTTACGGGCGACCAGATTGCCTACATCTCCGATGCGATCATCGCGCTTGAGCATGCAGGCAGCAGCACCATTAAGAAAACCATCGCTGAATTCGAATCACTGGCCGTACAAATGACGGGCAATGGTGCGCGCTCGACGGAAGCAATTACCCGTGCCGCGCTGAAGCTTGATGATACCTACCACTTTTTGACAATTGAAGTATTTGCGCATATTCGCGCCTTGGAAAAAGAAGGGGAGCAAAAGGCGGCATCCGCTTTGGCAACAGAAGAATTTGCAAAGGCAACAAAAGACGGTGCTGAGAAGATGGTAAAAAATCTCGGATCGGTGGCAACCGCTTGGCATGGTGTCACCGAGGCTATTGGCGAGGCTATGTCCGCAATCGGTGACTTCGCCAAGAAAGGTTCATTAGCTAAGGATGTGGACGCTCACAGTTTCCGCCTAAATGAATTTGACCGCGAGCTAAGGGAAAGTAATGTTCGCCTGGGCCGAAATCCAGATGCTATCTCACCTACATTGGACGCGGCTCGCACTAAAATTGTCCTGGGATTAACGGCCGCTGTTGAAAAACTGAATATCGCCGAGGCCGAAGCTATTGCACAGGGAGATGCGCAGCAAAAAAAATCAGCCTTGATGCATGATATGCAACGTATGCAGGCGGCCGATGATAAGCGCAAGGAAGAATCTCTTGGCCGACTGAATGTCGAATTGGAGAAGAATAGGAGGACGCAGCAAGCGCTCATCGACCTGAAATCGAGTGATCCCCTTATCCTGGCTATGATCACGCCGGAGGCCATTGAGGCGCGCCGTCTCGCGACCATCAAGGAATTTTCCAAAAAGCCCACGGGCGTAAAGACTGACCAGGTAGAAAACACGCAGCTTGCGGACCAAATCAAGCAGTATGAGAAAGAGGCTGCAGTCGCCAAGGCGCACTATGATGCCCTGGGCAAGCTTGATGACATGTATCTGAGGGGCGGTGAGTTATCAGTTCAGCAGGCATACGAGAACAAGCGCTCGTATGCAACCAAAACATATGAAGCCCAGATTGATGCATATGACCTGGAGCTCGATGCTTTGACCAGCCACAACAGCCGGACCAAGGGCGAGGCTGCGAAACACGAAAAGCAGATCAACGAGATCCTCGGGAAACGTGACGCGGCCGAGAAAGCCTTCTTTGACGAGAGTTTCCGTCGGGACGAAGAGGAACGCCTGCGCCAGGCGGCCATCGCCACTGCCGCATCCGATGCTGCAAACAAGGAAATCGCCGCCATTAACGCCCAGGTTGCCGCTGTTGAGGAGCAAATCCGCACCTACGGCTTGTTGCCGGCGCAAAAGACCGCTTTGGCTGTCGCAGACCTTGAAGAGCAAAAGGCTGCCCTTGCTAGTTTCGAGGGCAACGAGAAGGTCATTGATGGTATCAATCGCAAGATTGAAGCGTTGAACCGTCTTGGCATTGTGCAAGGGAAGGCTTCGACGCAAGAGCAGGGCGGCGACGTGGCCAAGGCCAAGGAGCTGCTGGACATTCTGACGGCTGTCGATACCGCAACGAAGTCGGCAGCGCAAGGTATGACGGCGTCCTTCGGCGCGGTCGGCGCTGCCATCGGCGGGCTGACGACAGCATTATCTGGCTATGCCGTACAACAGCAGGCTATTGCTGCGCAGTTGGCAGTTTCCACTAAAGATGCGCATGGCGATCCTACCAAGGTCGCCAAGGCTCAAGCCGCGGCAGCCCAGCAGGGCGCGCAGGCGCAGATCAAGTCGTATGGAGACATGGCCAGCGCCGCCAAGGGCTTCTTCAAGGAAAACAGCACCGGCTACAAGGTGATGGAAACTGCAGAAAAAGCATTTCGCGCATATGAAATGGCGATGGCCGTCGAGTCGATGATCAAGAAGATTTTCTTCAAAGAAACGGAGGTGGCAGCCAATCTGACTTTGAACGCCACCAAGCTGACAGGCGAGGCGACGACCACGGCCGCGTCCACCGGCCTGGCCGCGACCGAGGCCAGCGCTTGGGGCATTACGGCCGTGGTGAAAGCCTTGGCCTCGCTGCCGTTCCCTATGAACCTGGCGGCAGGCGCCGCGACGCTGGCGGCCGTGGTGGCAATCGGGGCAAAAATGTTCGGTGGTATGGGCGGTGGCAGTGTCAGTCTGTCCGAACAACGCCAGGCGGCCAACGGCACCGGCACGGTGTTGGGTGATTCGTCGGCGAAATCGGAATCGATCGCGCACTCGTTGGCCATCATGGAAAAGAATTCCGGGCTGGGCCTGGCGCACACCATTTCCATGGATTCATCTCTGCGACAGATGGTGGATGGCATCGGGAACCTGGCCGGACTTCTGGCCCGGTCGGGCGTGGCCGCCGCCGGCGGTGGCGCAGCGGCTGGAGTGCAGACTGGATCAGTGTCGACGTTGGGCAAGGGCGGGCAACTCGCGCTTTCTGGCGCTGCCACATACGGCGGCGCGATGTTGGGCGGTGCAGTCGGTAGTGTGCTCACGATGGGCACCATCGGCGGCACACTGACCACGATGGGGGCTGTCGCCGGCCCAATCGGCATGGCGATCGGTGCGGCAATTGGTTTTGCGGTGTCGAAATTATTTAAGACGTCGACGTCGGTGAAAGACCAGGGCATCACCGGCAATGCCATGTCGCTCGGTGACGTGGACGCCTTGGGCTTCACTGCCCAAGCGTATGCCGATATTAACGTCAAGAAGAAGGCGCTCGGCATCAGTTATAGCAGCAAAGACAGCACGCAGAAAGCAGCGCTTTCGGATGAAATGAACAATCAGTTCACTATGATCATCAGCGGTATGGGGCAGACCATCCGCAATGCGGCAAATGTGCTGGGCTTGGGTGGCGATACGTTCAATGCCCGGCTCAACTCTTTTGTGGTCGACCTGGGCAAGATCAGCCTCAAGGATTTGACAGGCGAGGAGCAGCAGAAAGCGCTGGAAACCGCATTTTCCAAGATGGGTGATGACATGGCCCGCTGGGGAGTGGCCGGCCTGCAGCAATTTCAGGTCGTAGGGGAGGGCTACCTGGAAACCCTGGCGCGCGTCGCCAACAACTATGTGCAGGTGACGGACGTGCTGGCGGTGCTGGGCAAGTCGTTCAGCACGACCGGCCTGGGTGCAGTAGCGCTGAGCGAGCACCTGATCGAGGTGTCTGGCGGTATCGAAAAGTTGACCAGCGGCACCGGCTACTTTGTGCAAAATTTCCTGTCGGAAGCCGAGCGCATGGCGCCAATCACTAAATCGGTGAATGAAGCCATGGGAAAGCTGGGCCTGTCTGGCGTGAAAACGACGGATGCCTTCAAGGCCGCCGTGCTGTCAGCCGCCGACGGCGTGGCGACCGGTCGTGCTGGGGCGGCCGAGTTGTACGCGTCCTTGCTGGCATTGGCTGAGCCGTTCAAGGCTGCGGCAGATTACGCGGCTGAGCTGGCAGCGGCCACTGGTGAGTATGCCGCAGTGGCCAAGACGGCGAGTGAGATCGCCACTGAGCACCGCGACCTGCAGCAACAATTGAACGAATTGACGAAAAGCGAGACGGAGTTGCTGGCCATCCAGCGCGCCGGCATTGCCGATGTCAACAAGGCATTGTTCGACCAGGTGCAGGCCGCCAAAGCGGTGGTGTCGGCCAAGGACGCACTGGGAAAGGCCTACGACAGAGAGGCAGCAGCGGCCCAGACGGCGCTGGATAAATCGAAGTCGTGGGTGTCCACGCTTAACGGCCTGAACGCCAGTATGGCCCTGGGCGGCCAGTCGACGCTGACGCCGGAGCAGAAGTACGCCGAGGCGCGCGCCCAGTTCGAGAAGACACTGGCGGCAGCGAATGCCGGTGACACGACGGCGCAGTCCGGCCTGTCGGCTGCCGAGCAGGCCTTCCTGACAGCTTCTCAGGTGGTCAATGCCTCGGATGCCAAGTACGCAGCAGATTACGCCCGCGTGGTGGCGGCCAACAACGAGGCGCTGAAATGGGCTTCGGCCCAGGTCGACGTGCAGCAGGCCAGCCTGGATGCCCTCAAGGCCCAGGTGTCGGGCCTGATCACCATCAACGACAGCGTGCTGACGGTGGCGCAAGCCATCGCCAACCTGCAAGCGGTGATGGGCACGGCGACCGGCCTGGGCGTGCGGTTCGACGGCTCCCATGCCGGCGGCCTGGCCAATGTGCCGTTTGATGGCTACGCGGCCGAACTGCATCGCGGTGAAGTGGTGGTCGACGCGCAGGCGGCAGCGGCCATGCGCCGTTACTTCGGTGGCGCACCAAGCCAGGGCGGTGGCAATACCGATGCCCTGGTGGCCGAGATCAAGGGCCTGCGGGAAGAGGTCAAGGGGCTGCGCGCCGATCAGGACAAGCAGACCGGCGCCACCATCCAGGCCACCGTCGTATCGAATGACAAGGCCGCTAAAACGGTCGTGGCCGGCGTCGACAAATCCGCCAAGGCATCCGCCTGGGCGAAACAAGTGGAGTACTCCCAATGAACGATGCGCAATTTTTGGCATGGCTGCAAAACCCGTCAGCCACACGCATGGTGCTGATCGAGGCGCAGGTGAATGTGGCCGGAGTGGAAGTGACGCGGTTTATTTCCTCCTGGCCGTATGTCACCGGCCCGGCTGACACCCCGCCGGGCACCGAATACTTGCCGCTGGCCACCGGCGGGCTGGCCTTCACCGAGCAGGTCAGCCTGTCCGGCGAGGCGGGCTTGTCAGGCGGCGATATCGAGCTCGATAACGCCGATGGCGCCCTCGATGGCTGGCTTACCGACGTCTGGCGCAATCGGCCCATCAAGGCATGGTCCGGAGATCCGGCCTGGCCGCGCAGCGACTTCCGGCTGGTTTTTGACGGCATCGTCGCCGATATCGGCAGTTCGGCACGCGAATCGATCAACCTGTCGCTGCGCGACAAGCTGCAGCGCCTGGACACGCCGATTGCCGAGACGAAGCTGGGCGGCACCTCGCCAAACAAGGATGCCACCCTGCCGATCCCGTTTGGCGAGTGCCACAACGTGACACCATTGCTGACCAATCCGGTCACGCTGGAATATGGTTTCCTGGGCGCGGTGGAGTCGAGTTTCGAGGTACGCACCAACGGCAAGCCGATTGCCGTGGCCCTGAATGACCAGGCCGGGCGCTTCAACCTGACCACCGACCCATTTTCCACCACGATCACGGCCAGCGTGCAGGGTGACAAAGGCGGCGGCTACGCACCGCGCATCGCCCCGCTGGTGCAGCGCATTGCCACCGCATACGGCAAGGCCTCGGACCGGTTCACCCTGGCCGACCTCGACCTGGTCAACCTAGCCGCTTTCGACGCCGCCCACCAGCAACTGGTGGGCCTGTACGTTGCGGACCGGACGAACCAGGCGCAGGCCATCCAGCAGCTAGCGGCCAGTGTGGGCGCCCAGGCGGTCATGTCGCGCACCGGCCAGTTGCGCCTGGTGCAGATCGCGCTGCCGGCAGCCGGCGTGCCGGTGGAGATCGGCCCGGAGCACATGCGACTCGATTCCCTGCGCCCGGTGCAGCGCCTGCCCGTGGTGGCGGCCGTCAAGATCGGTTTCGACAGGAATTGGACGGTGCAAACGAACCTGACCACCAGCATCCCGCCGGCGCATGCGGACCTGTACGCCACGGAATGGCTGACCGAAACGGCGGTCGATGAGGCGGTGCGCACGCGCTACCGCCTGACGGACGACCCGCCGCAGATCGACACCTGCCTCAAGACCAACGCTGACGCCCAGGCGGAAGCGGCACGGCGCCTGGCCCTGAACAAGGTGCAGCGCACGATTTATGAATTTGACGGAGAACCCGAGATGATGATGCTGGAACTGGGACAACCCGTGGTGCTGCGCGATGATCGCTTCGGCCTGCAGGATGGCATGCCTGGCGTGGTGGTGCTGCTGTCGCACCAATGGCTGGCCGGGCGAGTGACGGTGGGAGTGCTGGTATGACCGCCATCGGCGGCGCGCGCGATACGCTGCTGCAGGCCACGGCGGAGCGCTTCAGCACCACGGCCGATGGCAAGGCGATCCTGCTGGCGGGCAGCACGCCGGTGTTTCGCGTGAACAGCGCCGGCGCCGGCGCGCCCGGCTCGATTGCCATCATCGCCAAGCCGGTGAACGTGGTGGGCGATATCGTGTTTTCGGTGTCTGCAGGCACGCAGCTGACCGTCAACGGCAACGTGGCCACGGTCGATTTTGCCACCATGACCACGGATACGGCCCTGGTACAGGCGCGTATCCGTGAATTCGGCGTCGACTACATTGGCAACTACATGATCAGCAAGGTCTTCGATGGCGCCGCCGGCGACACAGGCCTGGCCGGCATGAACACGGGCCAGGCCTTCGCCTACAAGCGCGCGGCTGCGGTACCTGTTGATTCGCCGGGTGACGTGATCTTTACCTTTGCTACGGCCGCCATCACGACGCCGGCCGGCAACGACCTGGCCAATGGCTGGTCGAAGAATATCCCGGCTGGCACGGCGCCACTATATGTGCGGGTGGCATCGGCCAGCTCGCGCAGTGCCACGGACAATATCGCCGCCAACGAGTGGGCCGGGGCCGTGCTGCTGGCGAAGGATGGCGCCGATGGTGCGAACGGCAATAATGGCGTGGATGGCCTGAATGTGGCGCCGGTGCGCATCTACCAGCGCGGCGCCACCAACATCGCGCCAGCGCTGCCCACGGCCGCCTGCACCTTCACGTTTGCCACGGGCGCGCTGACGGGCCTGAACAACGGCTGGTCGACGCAGGTGCCGACGGCGGGCGGCGCCTACCTGTTCACCTCGGGTGCCACGGCCGCGTCGCGCACGGCGACCGATGATATCGCTCCCGGCGAGTGGGCCGCCGCCGCACGCCTGGCCGCCGACGGCGCCACGGGCCAGCGCGGCACCGTCACCGTGACGGCGCCGGGTTATTCCACCTGGTCGGATGCATCGGCCGTCTATGAACTGGGGCACGCCGGCTACGGCGCGCCGATCAACCGCGACGTGGTCACGCTGTATGACGCGACGCATGCGGTGACGAAGTATTTTGATAACGGCGCCTGGCTGGTGCTTGGCACGGTGCTGAATGGGAATTTGCTGGTCGATGGCAGTGTGGCGGCGAAGGCGGTGTCGGTGGACAAGCTATCGGCCTTCGTTTCCAATCTGGGCGAGGTGACTGCTGGCGACCTGTACGGCACTACGCTGCATGGCGGCTCAGGCTACCCCACAAACGTGGCTGACTGGCCGACAAATGGCGGCACTGGCTTCCACCTGAGTGCCGCTGGACTGCTTCTGGGCAACGCAAGGACGGCAGGGGGATACGCTGCTATCTTTGCCGACGGCACGGTAGCCATGCCAGGATTTAAAGTCAACGGCCAGGTTGCTACTTTTTCTGGCGTGCTGTCTGCCGCTACCGGCTCCTTCCAGCTTATCCGCAGTCCAAATCGTATTGCCTCAGGCACTGGTGCAGGGTATGACCTGACAGATAAAGGATTTTCTTTTTTCAATTCCGCCAATACATTAAAGATGAAAGTAGGTGAGACATAATGACGGCGATGCAGCTTTTCAACGATGACGGCACCAAGAACTGGGATTCCCGGACCGTCGCCGGCGGCATCATTGCCGACGTGCGCCAATATGCCAGCACCGAAACTGCTGAGTTGACCTATCCCATTTTTGCCTTCCGCTCGGTCGAGATCGTGCCTTTATTGCTGTGGGTTGAAGCGGGCACGATGGGCGTCGTGGCCGATACCGCACTGGGTTATCCACGCGTCACCGTAACCGTTGCCAGCACGACCAGGCGGTTTGCCGTGGAGGTGTATTAATGTCTACATTTGTTCAAATCGTCAATGACACCGATGAGCTGGTGATCTCTGACCGCGGCATCACCTACGGCTACATCGGGCGCGCGCAACTGTCCGGGGTGGCGCAGGCAGGGGGCGGCACCATCACGAAAACGCCAGGGCAGAGCGTCTATACCATCGATTGGGCTGGCGACATTGTCGTTGCCCTGCCGGTCAAGGCGAACGGCACCACGGCGCTGCGCAATATCAGCAAATCCGGCAACACCTGGACCATCAACGTGCATAAGGGAAACGGCGCTTTCGATGCCAATGGCTTCGATATCCAGGAGGCGACCGAGGTCTATGTGTTCGGCGCGCCGGTGCTGGTGCCCGGTTTTACCGCAGCCTTGTATGGCGACGACACCAGTGTTTGCGCCGATCTCACCCGGCAGCCGCTGACATACCGTGCACGCATTAATATCGCGGCGGGGGCGCTGTCCTGGGGTATGCCTGCTGGCGTAGCGATCCCTGCCATTGTGGGCACGCCGATGGACTACAACGTGACCTCTGTTCGGGACGGCGCCTTTTACATCATCAGGAACCAAGCACGCGGCTGGCAGCTGGTGGCCGGCACTATTCAACGCAATATTTTCCAGAACCGCTGGCGGCGTGAAGACGGCGGCGCGAGCGCGGTCGACACCATCCGACAAATCTCCGCCATTCTCATCGATGCAAGTGGCCTTGCCTGAAAGTTACCATGCCCATTCTCAAATCCATTACCTTGCCCAACCATGCTGTTGGTGAATTCCACGTGGTCCGGCGCTTGGAGGTCGATTTTGTCAAATCGATTGCCATGCTATCGGTCCTGAGCTATCCGAACGAGGCGGCATATCTTGCCGGCGCCGGGCCGATTTATACCACCCCTGTCCTGGTGCCGGCGACGGCATGTGCCGCGCCGTTGTTGGCCTCGGCGGAGGTGTGGCTTACGGGTGCTGCGGAAAGCATCTTTGCGGGCGGCGTGATCACGACGGACCAGGCTCAAGGCCTGGATGCGATGAAATTGCGCCAGTGGGACCAGATCAAGGTGGCGCGCGATGCGGCGCTCGCTGGCGGTATTGCGTTCGACGGCAGTATGTTCGACAGCGACCCGGTGTCGATCTCGCGCATCACCGGCGCAGCCATGCTGGCCATGATGGCGCTCTCTGCCGCCACGCCGTACAAGGTGACATGGGTGCTTGCTGATAATGCGACACGCGAGCTGGATGCAGCCGAAACCATGGCCCTGGGCGCGGCGGCCGGCGCGCACGTGCAAGCCGTCATCGATCAGGGGCAGGCGTTGCGCGTCGAGCTGGAAGCTGCCACCACAATAGGGCAAGTTGTAGCTGTAACATGGCCGGTACCCGTCTTGCAGGGGTTTTGATGACCAATCTTCGCATCGTCTACGACAACGCCGCCGACCGCGCCGACTTGAGCGCATCGAGCCAGGTCGGCACGCTGGGGCCGGCCAATCTGCAGACCGACCGCAAGTCGGCCGTGCTGCGTGCCACCGTGCCGGCGCAAACGATCACAGCGATATGGCCAACACAGGAGCCCATTGCCTGCGTGGCGCTGATCTTCACCAACATGACCAGCAGCGCGCGCATGCGCGTGCGCGGTTACGCCCAGCCGGGCGACGCCGTGCCGGTACTCGACACGGGCAGCGTCTTCCCTTGCCCGGCTGCCGTGCATGGCGCCTATCCCTGGGGCGCGCTTTCGCTGGGATGGAACGCCTACAAATGGGGTGGAGCGAACACGTGGGCGCGCGGTGGTGGCGCCGACGGCGTAGCCTGGTTCGCGCCCGTGCGCGTGCGCCAGCTGGTGATCGAGGTTTCCTCGCCACAAAGCCCGGAAGGTTACCTCGAGATATCGCGCCTGGTGGCGGGCAATTACTGGTCGCCGGAACACAACGCTGAGTATGGTGCCCAGCTTCAGGTGCAGGACAGCAGCGAGGATTACCGCACCGCTGCCGGCGACCTCAAGACCCAGATTCGCCCGACCAGCGATAGGCTGAACATCAATCTGGCGCACCTCACGCCCAGCGACCGCGCGCGCTTCATGCGCATCTTGCGTGAGAACGGTAAGAGCAACGCCATGTTGTTCAGCTTGTTCCCGGAAAACCCCGATCCGCTGCTGGAGCAGGACCACATGCTGTATGGCAAGGCCAGCAATATCGACGCGGTGGCCACGCCGTATTTTGAAACCTATTCCGCACCACTGCAAATCGAAGGAATTTAAATGGCTGATTTTTTTTACGACGGTATGCCGAATGTCAACGAGCGGCTGAACCAGCTGTATAGCGCATTTTCGGCCGGTCCATACAATGCGCTGCCGCTGTCTGGTGGAGTTTTGACCGGTGACGTGTCGTCGCGGGGCGCTCTCAGCGTCGACAAGCAGGTGACCGCCGCCGCGCGCGCGCCAAGGTTTATGGCCGCAGCAGGAGCAAGTTTTGGATGGTGGCGGGTGGCGAAATTCAATCTTCAGCCTGGTAGTGAGGCGGTGGTGCGCATTTCGGGAACCACAGGTTATTCCGCTGTCGATGGTAGCTCGAATGGCGTGTTGACGACGATCCTGCTGCGAGCAGACAACGATAGTAAAATCCGCGGCTCATTCTATGGCGTCGGTGCATCGTCTAACGACACGATCCGGGATGTGAAAATCGGGCTGGATGGCGTGGTATATGTCAGTGCGGCAGCATTTTTCCAGTTTTCCGTCTACATCGATAGCAATATGTGGCTTTCGCAGCCGGTTGAATTTCTCGGCGCCGGCATCCTGCCACCGGATACCGCCATTGCCGCAGTCAGAATTTGGGGCCTGAAGTTGGGCGCAGGGAACACATTCACGGTGACTCCGACAACGCTGGAAACCGTCTGTAATTATGTCGGGCGCCATGTGTACCCTGCTGTGGATAATGCCTATGACATGGGCCAGGCGGCTGTGGCCTACCGGACAATCTATGCACGTACGGGCACCATCAACACCTCCGACGCACGGCTAAAGCGGGATTTCCGCGACCTGACTGTGGCCGAGATTGCCGCCGCAAAGGATCTCGCCCGCGCCATCGGTATTTACCGCTGGCGTGATGCGGTCGACTGCAAAGGCACAGACGCGCGCGAGCACGTCGGCCCGACCGTACAGCGCGCCATCGAAATCATGCAAGTGCACGGCCTGGAGCCGTTCAACTATGGTTTTATCTGCCATGACACCTGGGAGCAGCAAACCATCGAGCATCCGGCCATTGCGGCTCGGCCAGCTATCCCGCCTACCGAGGCGGCGCCAGCAGTACTGAATTCGTTCGGAGCTGTCATCACGCCGGTTGTGATGGCCAGCGCGGGTTTTCCTTCCATTGAGGCACGCCCAGCCTACACGGAGGTCACGCACGAGGCCGGAGACCGCTACGCCTTTCGCTATGACGAACTGGCCATGTTTATCGCCGCCGGCCAGGAGGCGCGGCTGGCGGCGCTTGAAGCGGCATAAAGAATCACCGCACCACCACAAACCCGCTTCGGCGGGTTTTTTTATTTCCACCACCTGAAAGGCAATACATGGCCCTCGAAACGACCGCCGCTGGCGGCGCACTGATTAAAATTTTTGGCATCCCGGTCCTGGCCGGCGCTGCCGCAACCTCACTGGGATTCATGTTTATGTGGCCAAAGACAAAAAAAGAGGCGTTCGCGCGCTTCTTCGTGACGATCATTTCTTCCTTCCTGCTGGGGCCTGCGCTGGTGGTAGCTGTGCGTTCCTGGTGGCCCGGGCTGTTCGAGAACGCGAAAGAGGTGGCCGTGCTGTATGACAGCGAGCCTGCCCTGGGCTTCCTGTTCATCGCTGCGCCGCTGATGGTGGCTGCCGGCTTGCCCGCCTGGTGGGTGCTGGGCGCTACGGTGCGCTGGCTCGACAAGCGTAAGGACAAGGACATTGGCGAGATAGCGCGCGACGCGGCCGCCGTCGTCCGTGACGTGCGGGGTGGCCTGTGAGCGCCGTCATGCTGGTCCAGCTGCTAGCCATCATGCCGCTGGCCCGTTCGCGTGCGGCCGCCTTTCTGGCGCCGTTGAATGCAGCCATGGTCGAATTCGGGATTACGACGCCGGCGCGCCAGGCTTCATTCCTTTCCCAGGTGGGTCACGAGTCAGGCCAGCTGTTGTATGTGCGCGAGCTGGCCAGCGGCCAGGCATACGAGGGCCGTGCCGACTTGGGCAACACGCAGCGCGGCGACGGCGTGCGCTTCCGGGGGCGTGGCCTGCTGCAGGTGACTGGCCGCACCAACTATGCCGCCTGTGGCAAGGCGCTTGGCCTGGATCTGCTGGCCCAGCCCGATCTGATCGAGCAGACCGTCAACGCCTGCCGCTCGGCTGGCTGGTTCTGGCAGACGCGCGGCCTGAACGCGCTGGCCGATGCTGGCGACCAGGAGCGGGTGACGCGCCGTATCAACGGTGGCGTGAACGGCCTGGCCGAGCGCCTGGCCTTGTACCAGGCAGCGCGCAAGGTGTTGGTGTGAGCGCGCTGGTTAAGCTGGCGGGCAGGTTGCCTGGCTGCCTGTACGGCGCCGTGCTGGTATGCGTGCTTGCCGGCGCCGGCATGCTGTACCAGCGAGCGCAGGGCGTCGCCCAAGGCCGCGCAGCCGTGCAGGCGCTGTGGAATATCGACAAGAAGACCCGCGCGGTAACGGAAACGAAGGCGGAGGCGCAGCGCGCCGCCGAGAACCTGGCGCAAGCCAGGCAACAGGCTGTCAAATCGGCGGCCATCAAGAAAGTCTACGATGACGAAATCAACGATGTGCGCGCTCGGTTTGCTGTTGCTGAGCGCATGCGTAAGCCCGCCTTCTGTGCAAGTGCTGGACCTGCCGCCCCGGCCGGTGCCGGTGGCGCCGAAGGAGGCGTTGCAGCCGATCCCGCCGGCGGGTTACTTCCTGACGCGGTGGCGCGACATATTCAAGCCTTGATCCTGCAGACGGAGGAGGTTGCCGCGACGGGCCGCGCATGCCAGGCATTCGTGCGTGAAAATGGCATGGCGCCATAAAGAGATGGCTGATTGTCGCTGCGCTAACAGCAGCAATCAGCCGGTGGCACCTGGTGAGTGGGCTTGGATTACCTCATAGGAGGAATTCGACTCTATCATTAGGAGGTACACATTTTGGCATTACCCATCATCCCCTGGATCGGCGGCAAGCGACGCCTGGCCGACCGCATCATCCCGCAATTTCCCCCGCACACTTGCTACGTCGAGGTTTTTGCCGGCGGCGCCGCGTTGTACTTCATGCGGCCGCCGGCCGAGGTCGAGGTGCTGAACGACGTCAACGGCGAGTTGATCAACCTGTACCGCGTTGTCAAAAATCACCTAGAGGAATTCGTGCGCCAGTTCAAATGGGCGCTATCAAGCCGTGAGGTGTTCAAGTGGCTGCAAGAGACGCCACCACATACCTTGACGGACCTGCAGCGCGCGGCGCGCTTCTTCTATCTGCAGCAGCATGCCTTCGGCGGTAAGGTCGACGGCCAGACGTGGGGCACGGCCACGACCGTGCCGCCGCTTAACCTGCTGCGCATCGAGGAGAACTTGTCGGCCGCGCACCTTCGCCTGTCTGGCGCCTATATCGAGAACCTGGATTGGTACAAATGCATGGAACGCTACGACCGGCCTCACACGTTGTTTTACCTGGACCCGCCGTACTGGGAGACGGCAGGGTATGGCGTGGAGTTTGAATTCGCTCAGTACGGGAAGATGGCTGAGCTGATGGCCAGGCTCAAGGGTAAGGCAATTTTGAGCCTGAATGACCACCCGGACATCAGGCGTGTGTTCGCGCGCTTCCAGATGGACACGACCGGTATTCAGTACAACGTGGGTGGCGGCGGAAAGGAGGTAGAACGCAAGGAATTGATTATTTATAGTTGGGATAGGGCGGCTGATCCAGCCGGGCTATTCTAAGGAGTTCAGCAGGCGGGGGCCAGCCCTCATGGCCGGCGAGATCGTCCTGACGCTAGCGCGAGACTGGCCTTGTGGAAGGAAGTATAAGTGAAACTGGAGGCGATTATTATGGGATGTAAAGAATAATTTCCGCTGAATCATGTTGATCTGCTATTGTTGTAGTAAATTTTATTTCTGACGGATATTTCATGGATGAAGAACATTGTGTAGATAGCATGTACCGAACTGTTGTAAGTGGGAATAAATTTATTGGACCCGATGCCACACTTACTATTTCTAATGGAAGGAGTATTGATATTTTGTATAATGATTTTTTTTGCAATGGTACTCCTGTAAAGGTTAGGAATGTTAATGGGTTAAATGCAATTGGAAATCGTCATTTCCAAAATGTAAAATACTCCGGCCGTAGGCCTGGCTATTTTTTGAGCGAGGAGGCAATTGAGTTTTGTCGTTATAAACTTAAATATTTTGGTAGTGGGGTTTAATGATTTTGAATTATTTTCATGATGTTTTTTTTGATAATTTATTCTGAAATTTTATTGATTTTTCGATAGGTGATAATAATGTTCGATCTTGAGGATGTGGATAATGCAAAACTTACGTCAAATAAGACAACAGGTAAGAATTTTTTACGCGGGAAGCGTATAAGTAATTTGATTGCTGACGGCAATGAGGCTGGCATCGGGAATGATATTAATAATGGATTTTCTGGTGTTGTTAAAAAAATTGTTATTGGTGTTGTTATAGTGGTGGTTGGTTCATTTGCGATTTTTGTAATAAATAAATGGTTTCCTGGATTTAAATAGTTGCGATTTGAATAGGAATGTTGATTTTCCTGGAGTGGTTGGCTAATTTAAAATCGTGTGAGATGAATGATTTTTCATATAATATTTTCCACATACGAAACTTTTTCGTGGGTATGTTCAGCGTCGTTTAGGAAAGATTGGTGGTATCGAAATTGTTGATGTCGAACGTCTGAAGGCGCACATAGACGAGCAAATTGGGGTTAAAGGTATTGCGAAAGAGTGTTCTTACATAAATTCACATAACCGAAATAATTTTTTAAAAAATATAAAAGATCAATGGCAAAATGAATTTCGATTATTCTGGGCACATCCTAATGAAGTTGAAATTGATTTGCCGGCAGGTCTCGTACGACCGTTGCCAAAAATTTTGAAGTTGATTCAAAATTATGGTTTTCGCTGAGTTATATATTTCATAATAATAATTCCAGTCTGTTTGACGTATTATGAAGTAATTTCTGTATTTTTTTCGTGAGATGGTATTTTTTTATCTTATGGTTTTAATTGTTGCATTTAATATGGTAAATAGACGTGCGCTTATTGCACTCCTAGTAGTAAAGTGCATATCAAGGACCGTTCCGATGTTTATTCTCATCACCTCGACTTGCCGCCCGAGGCTTTGCTATATGGAGGCGATTTTGCGTGGATCGCACGACGCTTGCAGGGGGGAGCTTGCGCCCGCCATGTTCGGCGGGGGGCACAAGTCGGTCCGCTAGACCTACGATACCCGCACTGAAAGGTAGCTAATAAGCCATCCTTCCGTAGCGCTTGAAAGCGTAATCAGTTGTGCATCATTCTGGTCGCCAACATCTTCGAACCCAACTATGAAACCGGTAAGCCGGTGCGTTGGCGCATCGAGCGCGCAGACGGCGGCCCAGTCGCCATTGCAGGCATATGGGAATACCGCCCGGCGGATCTGCTGCTGTCGTTCTCGATGCTGACGATCAACGCCGATGGGCACCCTCTGATGCAGCGTTTCCACAAACCTGACGACGAAAAGCGCATGGTGATGATCCTTGACCCTGACCAGTATCAGGGCTGGCTGGACGGCTCGCTGGTGTCGGAAGAGGACGTTTATCGGCAATATCCAGCCGAGCAGCGTGTCGCGCAGCCCGACCCTTTGCAACCGCGATCACGTTCGAAAGCACCTGCGCCGGCCGCGCAAGCGGAGCAGGGCGGGCTCTTCTAGTTACAAATTTCGCCTTCTGGTTTTCTAAGCTTGGCAATATACTGTGTTTTTATACAGTATATTTGGGATGAATGATGAAGGTTTGGGCATCAAGGCGTCGAGAGGAAGGGGCAGTGCTGGCAGCCCCTGCACCGGTAGTAGAGGGCGCCATGCTGCTCGAACTGTTTGTGGTCGACGTAACGCTGGAGGGGAACCGACGCCCTTCAAAAGTGGCACGCCTGCAGACGATAGGCGCGCCGCGCATCCTGGCGCAGATGGCCAAGCCCAAACTGGTACGGGTTCAAGGATGGAATATCGTGTTGAGTGGCATTGAGGCAACGAGGGATGAGTCCGGCCACACCCGTGAGGTCGCCCAGACCTGGGTATGCAAACTTTTCGTACCAGAAAACGCTATCGGATTCCGCGCCAGGGAACTGTATCGATCCGGAGTGGCGCTACCGAAAAAACTTGCACGTGAGAGCGGTGGCTCGCGCGGGTTGCTGGCGGTGGCTGATGATTACTCAAATGTGCTTCAGCGCCAGACCACGTGCGCTGAGCTGCGCAGCCATCAGATTTCCACATTTCCGGAGGGCCGCATGATCGACTGTTATATTGAGTGGATGTCGGAAGAGTCGTTCGAACTGGGCGGCCTGCAGTTGCGCTCGAGTTTTGAGAGCCGTCCGGAGCAGCTGGAGCGCGGCGGGTGGCTGGTTAGCATTGACATGAAAGAACGCGAGCTGACGAAGCGCGAGGCGCGCATGGTTCGATAG